CTTGACGTGAGGGCGTTCCTCCGCTGGGAGAACATCACCAATCGCCTCTACGACCATGATTTCCCCGGCCGTCTGCACCCGGGGCAGCGGGTGCTGTACGGGGTGAAGTGGGAATTCTGGAACTGAGCGCGGAAGGGCGCGGATTTCCTCGCGTCCTTCCGAAAACGCCGGATTTTTCGCCGGATACCGGCCGCGTCTTCATGCTTCCCTCGCTTTCCGGTCGACCACCAGGACGGCCCGCTCCAGGTCCTCGTCGATCAGGTGACCGTAGACATCCAGGATCATCTGTACCGAGGTCCCTGCGAGCTTCTCGATCTTCTTTAGGCTCACGTCGGACTGCACCAGCCAGCTGATGAACGTATGTCGGAGCGAGTGGAACGTGAGCGCGTCCCCCTCCCGCCCATACTTGATCCCTGCCGCCTCGAACGCTTCCTTGGTCCAGCGCGCGAGCACCTGGCGAGCCACCGGTCGATCCTTCCCGGGGGAGCGGATCAGATAGCGCTGCCCCGCGAAGCCGAGCCGGATGTGCTCCTCGATCAGCCGCCTGAGCTCCGGGCCGATCGGCACCGTGCGAATCGACCGCTTGGTCTTTGGAGTCCACGCGAACTCCCCGTCGCGCGGCTGCACCTTGATCACCGCCTTCTCTCCATCGAGCACGACATCGATTCCGGGGCGCAGATGGGCGGCCTCCGCGATCCTGAGTCCGGCAAGGCACCCGAGGCCGAGGAGGACGGCGACGGCCCGACCCTCAGCGTGGCGGATTAACGTCTGCCACTCCTTGGGCCGCAGGAATTCGACGCGGCGCGAACGGACGGTGGGCAACTCGACGTTGTCGAGCGGATTCCGGCGGATCCGGGGCGTTGTCTTCGTGCGATCGGCGAGCTCCTCCTCTTTCCGAATCGTCACGTTGAAGAGCCTCCCCACGATCGCGACGGCAAGCTGTTGGCGCGCATGCGACCACGGCTTGTTGCCCTTCGTCGTCTTCTTGGGGCCATGGATCCACGCCTCCAGCTCCTCGGAACCGATCGTATCGAGGGGCGTGTCGTCGCCGAATTTGTCCCTGAGCTGGGTCAGGACGATCTCGTACTGCTTGAGCGTACCCGCCGACTTCGTTGCCCTGACGGTCTGGAGAAGGCGCTCCGCGCACTCGCCGAGCGTGAGGGGCGTTGCGCCCGGGTCTCCCTGTCGGCGGATCCGGTCCAGGTCACCGTCCTCGACGGCGACTTGAACGTCCCCGATGTGGATCTGACGGTTCCGGATGCGCTTCAGGATCTCATGCTCTCCGAGCTCGATCAGGCGGCGGATCGCCGCCTCTCGCCGACGAGCGAGCGGTTTGTTCGAGGTGCGCGCCGAGATCACCAGCCGTCCGCCCTCGAGGCGCTGGTCCCGGATGTCGATCTCCCAGTTGCCGGAGCTGCGACGTCTCATGCCGCGGGCCTCGTTGAGCGCGCAACGATAAACGCCTCGAACGCGGCCGGGTCGACCCGATACTCCGGTCTTTTGCCGGTCCCGATGTTGATTGCCGGCAGAGCCTTGGCATGGATCAAGTTGAGCACATGCGCCGGCTCGCAGTTGAGACGCTCCGCGATCTCGGCGGGCTTCAGGTACGTATACGCAGCGACTTCCTGCTCCTTGGTTCTCATCTCCCAACCCTCATCGGTTGCTCCTGACGGGTGCCACAGGCGCTACCTCGGCCCGCGTCAGCCCTCCATGCGGCTCCGCGGCCCGGTTCCGCTCCAGCCAGCCGACCAGCCTCTGAAGCCTCCGCTCGAGGTCGGCGAGGGCCCCCTGGGCCGATTCGATCGACCGGAGCGCCGCCTCCCGCTTCTCCGGCCGGACCCACTCGTAGAGGAGGCCGGCCTCGTACAGCAGCTCGTAGGCGTCCACTGCGGTCAGGGTCACGCCGCTTCCTCGAAGAGATCGCCTTGCGACCGCTTGCCCTGGACGTAGTCCGCGGCGGCGGCCTGGATCTCGTCGAGTTGGTCCGCGATCGCGGTCGGGAGCGGGTAGTTTTCGTCCCACGCCGCGAGGTACGGCGTGTTGAAGATCACCGGCGCCGGCGACCGCTCGATCTCCTTCTGGAGCGTGATGACACAGCCGACGCCTCGCGTCTCATCTTCCTTGATCGTCACCCCAATGACCCGCATCCCGTCCCCGTACTCCTCGGGGAGCTCGAGGAGCTTGATCGCCTCCTCCTTGAGCTGGAGCAGCGCGCCCTCGAACGCAGGCGCCGGCGGGTCGAAGCTCACGAGCTTGTGTTCAACGACGTCGTCGCCGTCCACCGTTTCCCACTCGAGGTGCACCTTCGTCCCGTTCCACTTGATCTTCCGGAACTTCATCTCCACCTGGCTCACGTCGCCTCCTACGCCGCCCCCTTGCGGCTCAGCCTCCTGTCCATGACCTCCCACCCCCGATCCCACGCGTTCGCCTCGCCGTGCACCCCGCCTCCGTCGCCGCGGCCGCGGTAGGGGTTCGCGCGCTGCGGCTTCCCCTCCTCGCGGGCCACCTGACCCTGGCGGAACGCCATCTCGCGGGCGAACTGGCCGGTATCTCCGGCGCACTCCTCGGCGAGGCATCGGCGGTCGTGCGTGTCAAGCCGCAGCATCGCCCCCCTCCTCGTGGATCCACGCCCACGCCTTCCGCGCCCAGATCCGGTAAATCACCGTCGGGCTGACCCCGTAGAGACGGGCGACCTCAGGCCCGGTGAGCTCCCCCCGTACGGCGTAAATAGCGCGGGCGTCGGCCTCGGTCAGCTTCGCGTTCGGGCTCCGCTCCCCGCGGAGCCACCAGTTGCTGGTGCCGCGGGTCACCGCGCCGGGCCAATGGCGCCACGAGCTGCCGGAGACGGCCTGCTGAAGCGTCCGCTCGGGCACGCCGATCATGCGCGCGAGCTCGCGCGCGCTCGCCCGGCGGTCTCGGACCAGGACGCGGCAGATCAGGACCATGCCCGGGGTGAGTCGGCGCTCCTTACGCCGCATGGGCGAGCGCCTCCGCCGCCGCCTGTTCGTCCTCCGCGCACGACGTGCAGACGCCGAGGCCTCGATCGCGGTCGACGACGAGCCAGCTGCACCCCCCATCGCACGCGTTCGAGTCGGTGCACCCGCAGTGGATGCACGCGCAGTCGGTCTCGTCCTCGATCTCGGGGCCGCCCATCGCGAGCGAATGGGCGTCCTCCAGGAGCTGCTCGTTGTCGCCCGCGAGCTGCTCCTCGAGCTCCGGCGCCGCACCGAGGACCCTCTCGACCCGGACGTAGGCACGGGCGACCGGTATGAGGACCGCGATCGGCAGATCGGCCTGCGGCACGTCCCGCGGCACCCGATCCATCGCGGCGCGCAGCGTGGCGATCGCCTCCGCGAACTCGGCCGGAGTCTCTTCGGGCGGCGCATCGATCGCTGCCGCCTCGAGCGCGCGCCGTGCGAGCTGCTTCATGCCGGGCCCGTATTTCCTCCGGAGGATCGCGTCGACCTCCTTCTCGATCGGGTCCGGATTGCCGTAGGCGAAGAAGGAGAGGCGCTTCTCCTTCGACCGGATCGCGAGCACCTTGTAGAGCGCCTCGAGCTGGTCGGCCGGGAGGCGACGGATCGCCGCCTCGATCTCGCCGTGTTTCCCCATGTCGAAGCCCAGCTCTCGGCCGACGTGCATCATGGTGTCAGTCGTCGGGCGAGAGACGAGGAGCTCCGCCAGCATCCACGGCTCGAGCGCCATGCCCGAGACCCGGGCGAGGTCCTCGCGACCGCGCGCCGCCTTGCGTTCGGCAACCATCTCGTTGCGCTCGCGGGTCACGACCGACCGGGCCCGCTTCTCCGCCGCATCGTCGAGGCAGTAGACGGACGGGCCAGAGGCGCCCGTGACGACGACGAGCTCCGCGCCGGCGAGGACCTCCGCGTCCAGGAGCCCGCGCTCTGTGTCGATGGGGGTGCAGCTGTAGCCGTGTTCCGTCACGAAGGCGTGGTACGTCATGGTGCGCACCCCTCCGCCGGAATCCTTCAGCTTGGCCGCCGCTTCCTTCGCCCTCGCCTCCGCGGCCTCGCGGGCCTCTCGCTGCGCCGCGGTCCACCACGCGTCATCGAAGCAGCGGGCGTGATTCGAGGGGCCGTATCCGAGGTAGTTGAAGCGCGGACCCTGGCACCGACACTTCTGGTGCAGCTCCGGATCGAACAGGGGATCCTCCCGATCGATCCCGTAGACCACCTCCGTGGCGTACACGGGGTGGCTCAGCTTCACGGCCTCCTTGGCCACGGCGTCGCGGATCTGAGTGGTCCGGACCTCGTCGCCCCACCGCTCGCGGAGATCGCGAATCCGCTTCGCGACCGCGCGGAACAGCTTCTTCCGCTTCTCCTCCGGGATCTGCGCGAAGGGCACCAGGTAGTCTCGCGCCGCCGACGGATCGAGGAGGCCTTCCTCGATCAGCTCGAGCGCGACGTCCGGGAGCCGGAGCAGGCGGAGCCGGTTGGAGACGTAGGCCTGCGATCGATTGACCTCCGCGGCGACCGCCTCCTGCGTCACTCCCGGATTCAGCTCGAGCCACCGCTGGAAGCCGCGCGCCTCCTCGATCGGCGAGAGTGCGTTGCGATGCAGGTTCTCCAGGAGGGCGATCTTGAGCGCCTCGCCCTCGGTGAACACCCGGACCACCGCGGGGATCTGGTCCAGGCTCGCCGCCGTCGCCGCGCGCCAGCGCGTCTCGCCGGCGACGATCCAGTACCGATGGCCGACGAGCGCCGGCCCGCCGGCGTGCTCGCCTTCCGGATTCCGATCGTGAACGACGATCGGCTGGAGGACGCCGTGCTGACGCACCGACTCGGTGAGCTCGGTCAGCTTCTCCTCGTCGAACCGCCGGCGGGGGTTGAGCTCCGGCCACGGCTCCATCTCTGCCGGGCTCAGGTAGAGAACCTGGGGGGCGTCCGGGGCCGTCTTCACGCGGCTTCCTCCTCCGCCATCGCGGCGGCGAATGCCGCGGCCGCACGGAACGCCCGCGCCGCGGGGAGCCGGAACTCGATGTGCACGACGCAGGTGCCGTCCTCCTGGGCCACGACGTGAAACCCGGGCGGCAATACGGGCGCGGGAGTGGGGAGGACCGGCGCCGGGGCGACCGGCGAGGCCGGCGTAGGCGCCGACGTCTTGGCGGACTGCTTGCGCGGCTGTGGCCCCGCGGCCGGCTTCGCAGCGCGCGCCTTCGGCTCGGGCCGCTTCGTCGGCCCCTCGATCCCGAGCTCCCGACGAGCCGGCTTGAGGTAGCCTTCGATGAGGTTGTTCCGTGTCGTCTCGATCCCCTCGGCGGCGAGCTGCGCGAGGATCCCCCCGACGTCCGGATCGGGATTCGTGGCGAGCGCCTCGCGCACGACCTGCCGCACGCGCTCGCGATGCTCGGGGCTCAGCTTCTTGGCCATCGCAGCTTCCTTTCGTGGTTCGCTCCGCAGTGGGGAGACCGTGACCGTCGCCGGGTCCAGGTGCCGCTCCTCGCTCGGCGGCGGCGCCGCCTGGAGTTCGAGCGCGAGCTCGACGAGCGCGGCGCGCTTGCCCGGCACCATCTTCGAGAACCGCCGCTCCGCGGCCGCCTCGATCGCCTCGCGGCCGGCACCTTCGCCGGCGAGCTCGAGGAGCTGCATCGCCCAGCGGCGACCGAGGCGGCTCTCGTCGGTGCGGGGATCCCGCATCCTCCGGAGCATCGCGCCCAGGCGTTCGGCCTCGAGGTCGGTCAGGGTCTCCATTCCGCGCGGAATGTTGGGGTTAGCGGCCCGCGGCGATCGCCGACGGCGGAGCCTTGGGCCGCACGTCCTGCCGGCCGAAGAGGTCACCCTCCGCCGCCCGGGCCCGCTCCTGGCAGTCGAGGCAGCGCTCGCCGAGCGCCGCGATCGCCACCGCATCGATCACGCGGCCGCAGTCCTTGCACTTCGGCCCCGCACCCGGCCAGGTCACCACCGGGATGCCCTCCGCCTCGAGGTACTTCGCAGTCTCCGGTAGCATCCCGGCCAGCACGACCCGCCACCCCGGGCCGTCGACGACGACGCAGGGGACGCCACCCTTCCGCCATGCCTCGTGGTCGACGAAGGCCGCGAGGCGCACGGTCGGCGCGTCCAGGTGCTCGAGCGCGATCGCGAGGAGATTGCGATTGAAGAGCAGCTCGCCGATCCACGCCGGCCGCGGGTCGGGGACGAACTCGACGTAGCCGCCCTCGCACTCGTGGCACCCCGGCACCTCGCCGGCAGCGATGCCGGTGTAGGTCTCCGCTTCCGCCCGACAGCCGGGGCAGTCGTGCGTGGCGAACCGATCCGGACCTCCGCAGTGCGTGCAGGCCTCCAGGCGCTCACGCTCGGCGGGCCCGAGCCAGGCCTTGAGCGCGGCGAGCGACACCTCCTCGCCTGCGGTCCGCCAGGTCAGCATTCGCCGGATCCCCGCCTCGGCCGCTTCGTGGGTGAGGGCCGGAAACGCGTCCTCGGGCGCGTGCACCGCGATCAGGACGTGCCCGTCGGTCGCGACCGCGAGCGTCGTCCCGCGGACGGTCATCGTACGGGGGCCGTGGACCGGGTGGGACTCGGGCAGCAACGGGTCCGGCTTCCGGATCTCTTTCATCCAGCTCAGGTCGTGCATGTCTGCCTCCGCTGGTAGTCGAGCCAGCGCTCGGCCGCGCCGCGGCTCTCGAACCCCTCGGCGAGGACCGGATGGCGGCCGCGCGCAGCCGCGTAGTAGACGGCGCACTTCGACGGGTCGCTCGGATCCTTCGCGATGTACGCGTTGGCGAGCATCTGCGGCGTGACCTCCGCCGCGGCCATGGCGGTCGTCATGGTCAGGCCGCCTCCGCCGCGACCACCGGCGCGGCCGCCTCCGCCGGCTGGCGGATCCGGCTCCGGCCCGCGGCTTCGTCGTACTCGACCTCGATCACCGCGTCGACGGCGTCTCGCGTCTCCGCGACGTGCGAGATCACGAGGACCTGCTCGAAGACCCCGCCGAGCCGCCGGATCAGGGAGAGGACGTTGCCGCGGCGGACCTCGTCGAGGCTGCCGAAGGGCTCGTCGAGGACGAGCAGGGAGAGCGGGTGGCCTGCGCGCTCGGCGATCATCTGGCTGACGGCCAGACGCATCGCGATCGCCGCCACGTCCTCGGTCCCCCCGGAGACGACCTCCACCTCGAGGCCGCCCTCCTGGAGGATCACGTCGAAGTTCTCGGTGACGGTCACGGCCTCGTGGCGCCCGTCGGTTAGGATCTGGAGGAAGCCGCTCATGAGCTCCTCCAGCTCCGGCCGGATCCCGGCCGCGATGGCGGTGCGGAAGTCGGCGAGCCGATCCGCCGCTGCCTCGTGCGTCCGGAGCTCGCGCGCGAGATCCTCGAGCCGGGCGGCCCGGGAGTCGTAGACCGCGAGCGCCCTCTCGGCTCGCTCGAGCCGCGCGCGGGCGGCCCGGAGCCCCTCCTGGGCCCGGGCGTACGCACCGACCGCCCGCTCGTGATTGGCACGCTGCCGCTCGAGCCGGGCGCCCAGCTCGGCGTGCGTCTCGCGATCGAAGGCGAGCTCGGCGAGCCGCGCCGCCGCCTGGTCCCGGGCGGCCGCGGCCTCGTCACGCCGACGGATCCAGCGGTCGAGATACTCCCGGATCTCGGGCGCCCGGTCGGCGAGCGCCTGCGCGCGCTCCGCCTCGCGCGACAAGGCTTCAAGGCGCATGATCTCCGCTTCGACCGCGGCGAGCCGCCCAGCGTCGAACGTGTCCTCGCCGAGTTGCTCGAGGTTCGTCCGGAACGCGGCGAGGCGCGCCGCCGCGTCGGCGAGGCTCGCGCGGGTCTGCTCGAGCTCCTCGGCCGCCCGCTCGGCCGCGACGACCCGGTCGCGGAGCTGCTCGCCCCGGGTGAGCAGATGTTCGCGCTCGATGTCGGCCGCGAGCTCGTCGTCGGACCGCTCGCCGAGCGTGGAGAGCTTCCGGGAGAGCTCCTCGCGCCGCGCCTCGATCTCGGCCAGCTCGCCGCGGAGCGCATCGAGGACGGCGTGGAACTGCTCGCCGAGCGGACGGGCACAGGTGGGGCAGGCGCCCGCGGCCCCGGCCTGTTCGATCGCGGCGATGCGCCGGCGGACCCGCTCCGCCTCCTTCCCCGCTTGCTCGATCGCCGCTCGGGTCGCCTGCTGTTCGCCGATCCGCCCGGACCGGAGCCGTTGGAGTCGGTCCTCCACCTCGCGGAACGCAGCCCGCGTCGCCTCGAGCGCCTCGCGATCGCCCGCAGCGACGACCGCCTCGAGCGCGCGGATCCGCCCCCGCAACCGCTCGATCTCGCGCTCGGTGCCCGCCGCCATCTCCCGGAGGCTCGCCGCACGCTCGGCGTTCACCCGTGCGAGGCGGAGGTTCGCCAACTCGGCGGAGAGGACCGGAAGGGGCGCGCTCTCCTCCCGCGCTTTCGCGGCCGTCTCGGCCGCCGCTTCGGCGGCGCGGAGCTCCTCGGCGAGGCGGTCCACCTCCTTCGCCGCGCTCTCGGCGAGCAGCCCGGCCTTGTCGTGTTCGAGCACCAGGCGGTCGTGCTCCCGGCGCCGGGCGTCCGACTCGGCGAGCGCGGCCGCCGTCGCGGCCTCGGCCGTCCGGGCCTCCTCGAGGGCGGCGGCGGCCGTCTCGACCTCCGTCTCCCAGCGGGAAACCTCGACGAGCGCGCCGTCCCGTTCGGCGGCGATCGGCTCGCGATCGCCGAGCCCCTGGCGGAGCCCATCCAGCTCGCGCGCGATCTCGCTCTTCCGCCGCCGGCACTTGGCGAGCGCCTCGTCGACGCGCTCGACGCCGAGGACCTGGAGGAAGAACTGGCGCCGCTCCGTGCCGCCCATGGCGGCGATCCGCCCGAGGTCCTTCTGCCGGCAGAGGTACGTTGCGGTGAACTCGTCGAGGGCCATGCCGAGCAGCTCGGGCACCCGCTGGTTGACCGCATCGATCCCGGCGGCGATCGGCACCGGCTGCCCCTCGCGGAAGAGGGCGGCGTTGTTCTCCGTCCGCTCGATGCGGTAGATCTGCCCGCCGACCTCGAAGCGGAGGTGCGCTTCGGCGACGTGCCGGGCGGGCGCCCGGTTCCAACGGATCCCCCGGGCGGTGCCGCGCGTTGCCCGCGAGCCGTAGAGCGCCCACGCCACGGCCTCGAGGATCGTCGACTTGCCGCCCTCGTTGCTGCCGACGATCCCGATCACGCCCCGCTCCGGGAAGGTGATCTCGCTGTCGGCGTGCTGGCGGAAGTTCCGCAGCTTCAGGTTGAGCAGTTTCATACGTCCTCTGCCGTTCGGAGGTACGCGAGAGCACAGTCCCGCACGTCCGCCGGATCGTCGGCGAAGAAGGCGGCCGCCTCATCGGCGAGGGAGCGCCCCACCCGCTCGCGGCGGTCCCCGAGCTCGATCGACGTCCGCTGGGCCCACCGGAGCTCGAGCTGGAAATGGAGGCAGGTCTGCTTCAGCTGACGGACCCGCGCCCAGTCGATTTGGTCGCGCTCCTCCCGGGGGAAGTCCGGTACGAGAAGGCGGACGATCGCGCCCTCGATCGACGGGCTCGACTCGGCGAGGTTGAGGAGGGCGGCGTTGACCCGGTCGGCGGACGCCTCGTGCCCCCCGAGGATGTCGTCGAGGTCGTAGTCGTATACCGGCCGCGTCGGGATCTCGACGAGATCCAGCGCGCCCTCCCGGGTGTCGTAGACGACGACGCCCTTCGGGGCCGTCTCCGGCCAGATGTTGCTCGAGGTCCGCTCGATCGATCCCGAGTAGAACGCGATCGCGGTCGGGTGGAGGCGCGTGAACTCGTGGTAGTCGCCGACGGCGATCACGTCCCAGCGCCCAGCCTCGCGGCCAACGTCCAGCGCGCCCTCGCCGCCGTAGAACGTCGGGAGCCGGTCCGCCCCCTCCGCCGAGGTCCGCACGGCAGCGTGCAGGAGCAGCACGTTGACGTCGGCCTCGGGGTCCGGGTCGAGGCGGTAGGGCACCGCCTCGCCCAGCGCGACGAAGGGGAAGCAGGCGACCGAGACGATCTCGCGCGTCCGGGGCAGTTCGAGGCGGATCCGTTTCGGCGTGGTCGCCACGTGGACCCGCTCGTAGTCGTCGGGGACGACGATGGGAGAGAGGACCTCCGCGGTCCGGCCCGCGTCGTGGTTGCCCTGGACGACGACGACGAACGCGTCGGACTCCCGCACGATCCGCCGGATGCCGTCGCGCCACGCCTTGACCGCGTGGATCCCCACCCGCGGGTGGTGGAAGACGTCGCCGGCAACGGTGACCAGGTCGGGCTGCGCGGCGACGATCCGATCGACGGCCGCTTCCCACGCGCGTTCGACGTCCACCTCCCGGGCGTTCCGGCCGCCGACCGTAGCGGCGAACGCCCGGAAGCCGAGGTGGAGGTCCGAGGTCGCAGCGCCCCTCACAGCGCGAGCTCCGGCTCGGCGGCGTCGAGCCGCGCGTTCACCGCATCGACCAGCCGCTCGAAGTCACCGAGGGTGACGGCCGGGCGGCCGAGGACCTCGCGGGCGATGGCGTCCGGATCGGCGCCGAGCACGCCGCAGCCCCGCATGAACTTCTCGCGGACGGGGCCGACCAGGATCTCGATGGCGCGCTCGAAGTCGCCCTCGGTCCAATACCGGGTCGATTCCGGAAACCCGTGCGTGCGCGCCCACGCCTTCCGGTCCGGATCGCCCTCGATGCCGGCTTCGCGGAACGTCGCGAAGAGCCGCTTCCGCGCTGCGTCGCGGTCCCATCCGGACGGCGCCGCCGCGGCGGGTGCCCCCGGGGCCGCGCCCTCGACGGGGAGCGGCCGGGCGTCGACCGCCGCCGCGGCCTCCGGCTCGCCCGAGCCGGCGCGGATCGCCTGCGGCGCGCCGGCGGAGGGCAGGGAGGCGCGCGCGCTCGCCTGGTCCGACCGGATGATCTCGAACTCCGCCTCGATCGCCTCCTCGGCCTTCCGGATCTGCTCCTCGTACCGCTGCATCCAGGCGGCGAACGCCTTGACCGCGGCACGGCGGAGCGACCGGGTGCGGGCGGTCTTGGCCGGCTCCGCGTTGCCGACCGGGTCCGGATCGTAGCTGTAGGTGGTGCCGTCCCTCCGCTTGCCCGTCGTAGGCGGCCGTCCGCCCGCCCAGTTGCATTCGGTCACCCGGATCAGGAAGGGCTCCAGGTCGAGGATGCGTCCGGCCTTGATCGCCTCGAGCGGGGCGCTGTTGATGAAGCGGACGATCGTCGTCTCGACGACGGCCTGCGCCCACGCGGGCGCGCTCCATTGCGCCCGGGCGAGCGCGATGTCGTTGGCCTCCTCCTCGAGGTCGAGGGCCATCGCGAGCCGCTTCGCCGCCTCGGGCCCCTCGAGCTGCGCCGCGATCTCGCGGTGCTGGCGCGCGCGGTCGCGCAGCGCCTGCTCGACCGAGGGCGAGAGGTCGCGTTGCTCGAAGTGGTGGAAGTGCGGGTCGGAGTTGATGAGGTCGCTCCAGTAGTTCGCGTTCAGGTACGGACGCGACCCCATCATGTCCACGTGGTACATGGGGTTCGCCCGCGTGATCCGGCAGAACTCGGCGAACGCGTAGCGCGTGGCCTGCGAGAGGTCCGATCCCTTCACAACCGAGCTGCCCGATCCCCACTCGAGCCCCTCGATCGTGCGGTAGAGCTCCCGCACCTCCTTCTTGTAGGCGATCATCGCCTGGCCCGCTTTCCGGATCTGCTCGATGTCGGACTCCGTCGGGACCGTCCCGAGTCCTTCGAGCGTCGCGAGGGCCGTCGCTTCAGCCATGCTCTCTCCTGGTACGGTGGAGGCGCTGCAGGGGCGCCCAGGTGGTCGAGGTCAGGCCGCGTGGGCTGCGGCCGGTTCGGGTGCTGCGATCTCCCGGTCGACGCCGGTCCGGATCTCCGCCTGGATCCGGATCAGCTCCGCCGCCGCAATGCGGTAGTCGGCGTCCTCCGGTCTCACCCGATCGGCGATTCGGTCGAGGTGCTCGGCGACCGAGACCGGGTCGGGCACCCGCCGCACGATCTCGACGGCGAGGATCCCGGCCACGTGCTCCCAGTCGATGCGCCGGGCCATGCTACGCTGCCCTCCCGCCGCCCGGCGGCGTCGGTAACGGCCGGAGAGGGCGCCGGCGCTGCCGGTAGGCGCACAGGCTGGTGACCTTCACCCCCGGCGTCTCCGAATTCCGGCCGAAGAACCGGCCGATCGCGAACGTCCAGCGCCGCGGCCGCTTCGGCCGCAGGACCGCGGATGCCCCGTTGACTTCCTTCATGGGCTCCTCCATCGTTGAACTGCCGCCCGGTTTCGTCCGGGCACCGGCGCCGTCGGCTGCTCTTCCTCCCCAGGACCTCGCAGCCGGCGGCGCTCCTTCCATCGAGCGGCTAGAGTCGCCGCCCCTGCGCGCCCACTCTCCGCCGCACCCGCCCCCACCGGACTTCGTCGCGGATCAGGGGCGGCAGCAGAATCGCCGCGGTGGCGAGCACGGCGAACAGAATCCCGCCGCCGATCAGGTATCCGATCATCCGCATGCCTCCTCCTCGGTTGCGATTCCGCGCGAGTCCTGCTGCGTCGTCGTGTAGAGATGCACCCATTCCCCACTCGCTCCGAGCATTGCGACCACCCGCGCTCCCCGGCCTTCCCGCTCCTTGGCCCGCCACGCGGTGCCGCCGTGGAGGCGATCCCCGCTCGACCATATCAGCACCGCCTGCCCCCCGGGCGGGATCATGCGTTCGGCGGCGGCCAGCTGCTTCATCCCCGGGATCACGCCCATGGCGACCTCGCCGGGTCGCAGCCGTATCTCTGGATTCCGACCTCGGTGAGGTGCGCGAGCAGCCGGCTCGCGTGCCGCTCGTCTCTTGCCTGCCAGTCCCGCTCCTGCGTCCAAGCCGCGGCGGCGCCGCACGCGGGGCACTGGATCCGCCGGGCGGCCCGGTCGATCTCCCAATCGCCGGTGCAATCGTCGGTCACGTGGGCGAGCGGCGCCTCGGGATCCGCCACGGTCAGATAACCGGCTCGGTGCAGAGCCTCAGAAGCGTCGTCGGCATGGCCCGCGGCGACGAAGACGCCGAAGAGGCCGGCGTAGACCGTGGCGACACCGACGACGACCAGGATCCATTCCATGGCTACGCCGCCCTCCGTGTTGCCGTGCATGCCCGCGCCGCCGCGATGGCCACCCGCGACGCCGCATTCTCCGCGAGTTCCGCCTCCACCCACGCCGAAAGGACTGCCGGTTCGTCCATTGCCCGCATCTGGAGCACGTTGGCACGTCCTTCGGCTTCCTGCTCTCGGAGCATCGCGGCCCGGAGGTCGATCTCCTCCGCCGGCCAGAGCTCTTCGACAATCGCCTCGATGAACGCGAGGAGATTCTCCGCGCGCTCCCGGTCCGCGCCGACTCGCCTGGCCTCGACCAGGTAGTCGACGAGGCGCTCGACCGGATTCGCGTAGCCGTTCCGCGCCCGGCTGATCGGAGTGCGGAGCCGGTCGCAGACGCCGCGCAACTCCGGAAACATCCGCTGCACGACTCCTGCGGCAGCGAGGCGCCGGCGCCGGGCATCGTGCAACGCAACGGCCCCAGTGTGATTGGTGGCCATGGCGCTATCCCTCCATCTTCCACGGCATGGACAGGTCGCGATCCCCACCATCGAGCTCGTTGAGCGGCACGTCGGCGCCGCAATCCGTGCACGTGGCGACGATCAGTGTGCCCGGGCCAGCAGCGGGGTGAGCGGGCCGCGGGTTGATTGGCGATCGCGACGGGTGTGGGCACTCGGTGCCGCCGGGCCGGTCCGCCGAGCAGCCGCCACCCGGCAACGCTCCATCTCGATCGCATACGCGACCATGCGTTGGGCCGAGATCAGCGAGAGCACCCTGTCCACCACGTCGAGGCCGATCGCCGAGATCTCGGCATCGATCTGCGCCTCGAGCTCGTGCAGCTCCGCGAGGGAGGTCGCCATGGGAAGCTCCTGGAGTCGTCGTCCGCGACGTACTGCGCCTCGTCACGCCCATCGACACATCAGGGCGGGGAAGTGGCGCGCGAGTCTGCGCGCCCGTGGAATGCGCCGTCGTCAGCATTGCGGTTGCCCCCTCGGTCAGGCGGTGTTACGTTTGGGGGCGCCGGGCATTGCCCGGTTGCCCCCAGCCCCGTCGTGCGTGGTCCGGACGCGCGGCGGGGCTTCTTCCGTCCGGTCAGGCCGCGGCTTGTTCGGCGCCCTCGTCAGCGCCCGCGGTTATTGCCCGGTCACCGCCGATCAGCCGGAGGATCTCGCGTCCTTCCGCCAGCACGTCATCCAGGGACCGCGAGCGCAGAAGATTCGACGCGCCATCGATCTCCGGGTGTCGCAGCAGCACGATCTCGACGAGCCGCTTCTCGGTCGGGGTGACCGAGATGCCGATGGTCTGGGTTCGGGACTCTTGCGCGGGTGGGTTCATGGCGACATCCTGTGAGATTAAGCGCGCAAATGCGCGGGTAATCACCTGTGGCGAGGTGCAATATAACGCACTTGCGACGCATGTCAAGGGGGTTGTGACGCACTCTGACGAGGCGGCGGTCCGCAGAGCACTCGATGCGGTCGCACATGTAAAGAGTAATCGACAGGCGGCACGCATCCTGGGGGTGAGCGAGCCGACTCTCCGGAGGTGGCGCGCCGGGGAGATCGCCGTACCCCTCAGGGAGCCGACGCGGAGTGCGTTACAACGATTTTTTGCGCGTCGCAACGAGGGCGGCCGATCCGAACCGGAGCAGGCGCGGGCGGAGGATGTTGAGGGCTTTGAGTCGCTGCTCTACAGCCGCAGCGCACTCTATCAGACGCTCTCGTCGTTCGGCGGCCCCGGAGAGCGGACCGACGACAAGCTCAGCCTGATCGACCTGCTCTCCAAGGTGGCCGCAGATCTCCGCAGGGAGGGGAGGCGGCTGCCCGTCGAAATTCTGTCCGAGGCGCATGCCGACATACTGCGCGGAAAGATCTGACGGGGATCTGATCCGAGCAGCAGCACAGCTCGTCCATTACGCCCAACGGTTCCAGTCCCGCTACGCGAGCGGAACGGTCCCCGCCTCGACCTCGGAGCTCTGGCAATTGCTCCGAGGTGCGACATGTCGCGTCTACGAGATCGAGCCGCGGCCGGGGGCCCGCGCGATCGTAACGCCGCCGATCGCAGGCTACTACCGGATCGGGATCAAGCGAGACCTATCGGTCACCGAACGGGCCTTCGCGCTCCGTCACGAGCTCGGGCACGTCCTCGCTGGCGATGCCGAGGAGCCGGTCCGGCTGGTCGACCGCGGTTACCTGACGTGGGCGGAGCGGCTCGCCGACCTCTTCGCGCTCGCCGACCTAGTGCCCGGACGGCTGATCGCGACTCTACGCCGGATCCGAATGCCGTGGGCTGACGTCCGTCGGGAAATCGAGCGGCTGATCTGCGACGACTGGGGACCGGACTGGCACCCTGCACGCGTGGATGACCGGGCGAGGCTGCGGATCCGGCTGTACCGGGAGTGTGGGATCTGATCAGGGGCGCGCCGATGAACTCCCTTGTCGTCCCACGCATCGGCACCGAAACGGATGTTGCGCTGTGGAAGTGAACGGGGGACGCAAACTTTAACGGGGTGAGGCGATGATTCAAACGGCAGGAGCCAGTGTGCCCGACGGTCAATTGCTGTACTACCCGCTCTCAGACTGGCTTTCCCAATATCAGCATGCAATCCGCGGCCGCGAAATTGCGTCGAGCGGGTGTGGCAACAACATGGGCGGGCGTTGGGTGCATCTTGAATTCTCGGTCGGAGACCACGTGGTCATGCTCGTCGTTTGGGCGGAAGTCGGCGCGGACGGGGTCCCGTTCCCGGTCGCAGCGCGGTTCGAAGGCACGCGGGACGAAGTCTGGGAGCAAGTGAACGCGTGGCGTAGAGCAATGGGGCCGGGGTGGTAGCCGGCGACCTAGTGCCGCATGTAACGCGGAACACGTTGATCAAACGCTTGAGTACGCTCGACCGCACGGCTTTAGCACTTCCACCGGGCCGTGGCCATTTCGGAGGCTCGGCGGATCCTTGAGAAGCTCCAGTCCCGATGATCAACATCCACGAATTCGCCGCCCGGCTCGAGGCCGCCGGCCACGTCGTCCAGTGGGGCTTCGACGGACCGGTCGCCCACAACCGTCCCGGCGACCCCGGGTGGTGGTGCAAAGTCGACGGGGAGGTGGCTGGCGAAATCAGGCCGCTGAAGCCGGGCGGATTCATTCCGATACTTCAGGAGGGGGGCAGCCGCGATGGCCGCATATTGCGTGAGTTACGACCTCAAAGTGCCCGGCAAGAATTACGGGCCATTGTACGAGGAACTCAAGAAGTCTCCGAACTGGTGGCACTACCTAGATTCGACCTGGCTGATTAGCACCCGTGAGACGGCGGCGCAGCTTGCGGCACGTCTAAGGCGGCATATCGATGGCAACGATTATGTTCTTGTGATTGAGGTTCGGAACAACTCAGATGGCTGGTTGCCGAAGGAGGCGTGGGACTGGATCAAGCAGTTCGTGCCGGCATGACGGGCAACACCGAGTTATGCTGGTCGCGAGCGCAGTGAAGGAGACGTTGGCGAGGGGAGATCCCGTAGGAGGCCGGCGCGGGGTACGTCACGGAATAATAGCCGCGGCGGCCACCCACCACATGTGATTCGGCGCCCCGATCGAACTCGACCCGTCGATCATGGGGGAGTACGCAGGCAAGCTCTATCGGGCGGCGAACCGGATCGTGGTCGCCTCAACGCTGGCCGCGGGGAGTTTCGGACTCCTGATCGGCAGCATGTTCGTTAAAGTGCTTGGCGCAGGCATCCTTCATTGGGCAGTTGCGTTGACAGTGTTGTTCGGCTGGGTGGGCTGGGAGATCGGGCAGAGGTGGGCTTTTCATCTCCGGCTCCAGGCTCAACAGGCGCTCTGCCAGGTGCAGATCGAAGCGAATACCAGACGAGGGCGAACGGGCGAGACGGCAGACGAGCCGGCCGGCTACGAGCCTCGGTGGATACGCTGAGAACGCCGGAACGGTTTACGGCCGCGGAACTTGGTCGGGCCGAGATCCCGTGGAAGGAGATTCGTTGGGAAGTCCAACAGGCAATCTTGGACGCCTGGGGGGCCGGACTGACAGCCTGTACGCGTTGATGATCGATTGCAATCTGCGCCTACGGCCCTGCCGGTCATGCGCGGTGTAACCCTCGCGTACAATCGAGCGGGGAGGGCCCCGGGCTCAACGGCAACGTCCTAGACCTACAAATCGGTACGACCGCCGTTCTGATTGGCAAAGAAAACAATTGGCGATGAAGATCTGGAGGTCGAATGCCGGCGACTCATTACAAGATCTGGGGTTGGGGAGACTACTTAGAGCGCGGAGTGATGGGCTCCCGCCACGTTGGGGTCGCAGGAGTGGCGAAGAAGGCCACAGAGGACCAACCTTTCGCAGTTGCAAACGAACTGATCTGTGGGTATCTCGCCAGGGTGCTCCTATTGCCGGTTCCGCCCGGCTTTGTTGTCGAGCGAGAGGGGGAGCCATATTACGTTTCCCTCAACTTCAACCTCGCGGGCCAGTCGCTGCCTCCGGCGAATCCCAGACGCCTCGTCGAGGATCATCCCCGGCTGGCCTGCGGAATTATCCTGTTCGACTGCTGGATTCTCAACCATGATCGCCACCCCGAGAATCTTGCGTACGACACCATATCTAGGCGTGTGCAGCTATTCGATCACAGCCATGCGATTCTGCCAGCGGGTATGGGCGGTGAATGGCTGGACCACAATCGTGACAGGCTGGGGATTGGAGGCCATTGCCTCAAATCGGAGATCACATCCCTCGATGGCATGAGGTATTGGTACGACCGGATCAATGCCGTGCCAGAGTATTATATTGAAGAGGTCGTACGGGCTGCAGCCGAAGTGGGGTTACCGACGGAATTGGTCGGTTCTTGCACTGACTTCTTGCTGGAGCGGCGTCGAAACCTACTGACTCTCGTGGCCGCGCACAGGGGCGAGTTCCAGCAGCTGCAGCCAGAACTTTGGGAGATGCTCGAAGACGCAAGGGTGGAGGCGGACGCTCAGGACGAGGGCCAGCTAGCAGCAACTCTAGCGAATTCGTCCGGAGGTGACGATGAGTAAAGTAGCGACATACTTCATCGCCCAGTACGTGCCGGACCTTTTCAGGCGGGAGCCGAGAAACATCGGTGTATTGGTCGAGAAGGATGGGCGGGTCGCCGCCCAGTTCCTCGGCGAGATTCAGCCTGGCGAACTCGACGGCAGGAAACTTCGAGGGTTCGACTACCCGCATGTTTACCGTCAGTGGGTAGAGTACTGGCGAGACCAGGTTTATCGGGGGGATAAGGGTATCGAGACCGTCGTGCGGACCAGCCGCGATCATTACCGCGTAATTCACGGCGGAGAGTTGACCGATACCGGAGAGGACTCGGTCGACAAGCTGGCTGCTTACTTGTACTCCCTACTGGTGTCGGAGGGCGGGTTCGCAAAAGCGATCGCGAACAGTGATGATGAAATGGCGGACGTGCGGTCCCCCAAGCTCGAGCAGGATGTGGAGTCTGCGTTCAAGAGGCTGAGCATTTTGGCGGGATCGCCTAACGACCTTTTGGTGCGCCATCCCATTCGGAAGAACGTTCAGTTGCGGGGCCGAGCCGTTGACATACACACGCCGGACTTCGTGCAAGAAAATGGACGGTTGTACGTAATGGAACTCGTGGACTTCAGCACGAAACGCACCTCTCTGCCCAAAGAGCATGCCGGTCGGACCGCCTACATGTTCTCAGATTTGCGACGAGAGCACGCCCATATAGACCCGATCGCTATCGTCCAGCTACCGGATTCTGGATACGAAAGCGAGGACGTATACTATGGCATGAAGATGCTCCGGGCGGAGTCAAACGTCGTAGTGTGGACAGATCCGGATGAGAAAGGCCGGTTCCTGCGCGAGCGCCACGAGATAGCGATGGCAGAGGCCTGATTCGCCCGATCACCGGACCATTATCTATCGCCCGAGGATGGCCTGCGGCTCCCGCTGTGGGCCATCCTCGTTCCTCACCACACCCGTAACCCCGCTTCCCCCGCCACTTTGATCCGTCCCACCGTCGTCATCCGGGTCTCAAGCGCCTACGTCGCGCACTAGTACGGCGCCCTTCGGCGCCCGAGCGCGTCGACCGGGGTAAGCGCGCCTGCAGGAATCACGTCGGCGCCGAGCCGGGTGACCGCCGCTAGGTGCCCGAACCGGGGCACGTCGCAGACGACCAGCTCGCCGTCGAGCGCCCAACCGTCATCGCAGCGGGAGAGGTCTATGCCCCGGGCGATCTCGGGGCGCCGCATCTCCGCGGAGTCCGCGGGACCGACGCGGAGGACGTCTAGACGTCCCGACCGATCGGCGACGGCGCCGACGATCACCGGGACCTCCCGGACGTCGATGACGGTGTCCACCCGCTCGATGACGACGGGCGCGCGTTCCTCGAGGCCGCGGATCCGGGCGCGGAGCTGGTCGACGAGCCCGTCGCGCTCCTGGAGGAGCGCCTCCAGCCGCTCGACCTCGGCTCTCCAGTGGTCGCCGGGGAGGGAGTCGACGACGGGGACCGCCGGCGGGGTGTAGGCGGGGCGGTCGGTAGAGCACCTACCGATCAGCACACCGAGGGCGAGAGCAGCGACGGTGGCGATCGAGAGGGACTTCATGCGCCCATCCATTCCCTGACGCCCTCGACGATCGCGCGGGCGACCCTCGCGCGATGCTCGGGATCCGTCAGGCGCGCCCGGTCGTCCGGGTTCGTCAGGAACCCGAGCTCGACCAGGATCGCGGGCATCCGCGTCGCGCGGAGGACGTAGAGGCGGCGATTCCCGCACGCCGGCGACACGTCCGGGAACACCCCCGCAGACCGCCCCGGGGACTCCACGGCAGCGGCCCGGGCGACCACCCTCCTGGTCGTCGGTGACCAGGACGGGAGAAAGGTCGGCAACGATGGCAAGAGCGGGAAACACCGTAAGGCGGAGGCCTTGATCGCACAAGGATACCCGATACGGATCGTGGGAGAGAGTGTGTTCATGGACCTGGTCGCCCCCGAATAGGTCGCCCCTCTTGTGTGTTGCATTATGCGAATGTTTCGCATTTTGCAATACATCCACGCGCATGCCCCGGCCCTATGACCGCATGGCGCACGCCGCGTAACTCTCGTAATACCAACACGTTGCCGTAGTGGTGGGTGTGGGTGTTGACATGGTGGCACCACCTTTGCTATAATCCTGGGCGACGGTCGGGCGAGGGGCCCGGCCGCTGACTGGGCGAGGCGCCCACAGCACAGGAGACACACCAATGGCCACCACGATCCTTCTCCCCGTTGACCTGACCAAGGCGATCGAGTCGGATGCCCGCATCGTTCGGGCGGTCGTCTACGAGGACGGCTGGGTTCCGAACGCCTACCGCTACGCCGCCCCGGGCAAGGCGACGGTGGTGACTCGGGCCGAGGACGGCCGGATCGAGATCTCCGAGACGACCTACGATCGGAAGCGCTCCTACGGCCGCGGCCCGCGCTGGGTCGCCTTCAGCGCGAAGGGCGGGCGGCTGGCGAGCGCCTGAGGTTGTGCGCCGTGGGCGCCGTTCGATGGGCGCCCACGGCCCGGTGAGTCAGCCCACGACCTACCACCATGGAGGAAGAGATGCCGAATGAGGTTTGCGAGATCGTCGGGCGCTTTGCGCCGGGGAAGGAACCCGCTGGCTGGGACGGCCGCGATCCGAGTGCCGTCCTGTACGATGACGGTATCGCCGTGATGCGGCCGGTCGTCCGGGGCGGGATCTCTTGGGAGTACCACATCGGGACTTCTGACCCCGAGCGGGCGCGTCAGATTCTCGCCGACGAATGGGGTGAGGCGGAGGTCGTGGAATCGATTCCCACGGCCTGAATGAGGCAGCCCGGCGGCGCGAGGTGCGCCGTCTCGATCCGCGGAGCGAGGCGCTCCGCAATCCCGAGAGGAGACCATGGCCTACTACAGCACCAGCACCCTCGTACCGACCGAGGACGGCCCGTTGTTCGACGTTTTCGGCCCCGGAGACCTGATCGCCGGTGAGCCCGTCGAGTCCGAGGAACTCGCCAAGATCTGGACCGAGCTGCTCAGCCGGCGCGAGGGCGAGATCCAGGTGGCGTTGGATGCGGGAGACACCGCGACCGCGGATCGGATCTGGGCCGAGGTCGAGGAAGAGGCGCGACGGCAGGTCGCGTGAATGTCGGGCGTCGTCTGAGGTGGACGGCGTCGATCACCCGCCCGGCGAGGCGCCGGGCCCTACCGCCCGAGGAGGGCAGGAGGACGCTATGTCGCACACGATCTATCATGTCCACGGCATTGGCGACGCGGCCCTAGACGGACTCCATGCTGCCAAGGTGAGGATGACGGCGGCGAGGGCCAGAATGATGAAGCAGCCGCCGATGCCGATCCCACCGCTTGAGATTCCTGAGCCTCCTGAGCTTCCGATGATTCGCGGCTGTGGGCTCGCGTGGTTGGGCTCATCGCGCAACGCGACGGTTGTCAACCTCGTCGCGACCGACGAGGATGGGCGTACCGCCACAGGCAGCGTGGGGCGGACGATCCTGCGTATGCTCTCTCCCGCGGAGATCCTGGAGCTGACCCAACAGGCCGAGCGGATCGCCGACGAGCTCGAAGCTGCGGCCGACGCACGGGAAGCTGCGATCGATCGGATCGTGGAAGCCGCACTGCAGGATGCCGATCCCGCGATTCGTGCTCTTGCCGAGCGGATGTCGGCAGAGCGGCGCGCGGATGAGGAGCGAGTGGAGTGGATCCGCAAGTACGGCTCGCGGCGTCTCCAGCGAATGCTGGAGGAAGGCATCGAACACGCCGCCACATACCGTGATGAGCGGCTGGCGCTAGAACGGCCGGAATGGCGGTATATGAATCATGTGCCCGGCCGGTACGAGGAGCCGCGTAATCCGCCGGAGACCGCATTCGACCTCCTCGACGAGGCGCGGAAGACGGCGCCGGACGCCCGCATCTTGTACTGGATGGTGGGGCGGTCGTGCGAGGACTGCGATGCGGGCGACTGTCCGGAGCACGGCGATGACCGCTGGGTTCGCGGCTACACGTGCATCGCTTCGTTCCTGGGCCGCGATATCGTGTTTCGCATGGCCGATGACGGCACCCCGCCGGTACTCCAGGGCGGAGGCAACGACTGATCCATCCGATGGCGGGGTCCGGACCGGGTGAGTGGCGTCCCCGTTCCGGCGCGATGGGCCCTGGCGTGAGCCCGGCCCGCCCCGCGTAACCGCAACCCGGGGGTGTTCCCAATTTTCGGTCGAAAATTGGGAACACCCACCCCCATGAAGGAGCGAAGATGTCCCCAACTCCCGGCAATCCCCGCGTGGTGTTCCGCGCTCCCGAGGGCGTACTGACCGAGATCCAGGCACGCCAGGAAGCGCTCTCGGCGCAGATGGGCGTCGGCGACGATGCCCCGCTCGGCTCGACGGCGCGGCGGGACCTGGAGCGGTACTACGCGATCGTGCGCGACGAGCTCCGCCAGCTCCCGCTCACGCGGAACGAGGTCCTCCTCGTTCTCGACGCCTTAAACGGCGTGCTCGTCGAGCCGCCGGAGATGTACCGCGGCGCCGTGTTGCTGGACGTGGCCGATCACATCCGGCTGAACGCGGCGGACGAGAAGTGGAAAGTCGACGCCGAGAGCTTGATGCGGCGACTGGAGACGCTCTCGCCCGGCACGCTCATGGCCCTCGTCGACCTGGCCGAGCGGTTCTGGTCGCGGGCGGACGAGGGCACGGACGCCGTGCTCCGCGACCTCGGGGTCCGGGCGTGGCTCGGAGGTCGGGAGTAGGGCGATGAGTTCGACGGCGCCGACGATCACCGCCCGGTGCGACCGGTGCGGGCTCGAGCGGGCGACGAAGCCGACGGCCGCGGGAGCGCCCCGTCTGCCGGGCGGCTGGAAGCGCATGGGCGAGCGCGTCCATTGTGACCGCTGCTGGCGCGCGTCGTACGTACTCCGCGCGATCACCCTGCCGATCGCGGCGCCGCTCGAGGGGGACTGGAAGGAGCTGCGTGCGGCGCTTCACGCCTGCTGGTCGAACGCCACGCAGCTCGCGAACTGGGCCATCACCGAGCTGGTGAAGGCCGACGTCACACGGACGCCGGACTTGGAGAAGCTCCCGCCGATGCCGCGGGTCTATCTCTACCCTGGCGCCCGGGCGATCCTGCCCGGCATGGACACGAGCTCGATCGTCTCGCTGCTCCAGGCCGTGGAGCAGCGGTACCGGAAGGCACGCTTCGACGTGATCTGGCGACGTGCGGCCTCTCCGCCGAGCTTCCGCTACCCCATGCCCTACCCGGTCCACAATCAGCGCTGGAGCATCCGCGAGGAGGAGGGACGGGGGCTGATTCTCTCGGTGCCGCTTGCCGGTCGGCGGTGGGACCTGGTGCTCAAGACCGGCGGCCGTGGGCGCCAGCGCGCGGCTGTGCGGAAGCTGATCGCCGGCGAGGCGGCGGCGGGCGAGCTCGCGATCTACGAGCGCGGCTCTAATGTCATGGCCAAGATGGTGCTGTGGCTCCCGCGCGAGGATCGCAGGCGTGATCGCTCGGGTACGCTCTACGTCCGCACGGTGGAGGACGCGGTCTGGGAGTACCGCATCGAGGACGGCGAGCCGCACTACCTGTATGCCGACCACGTGCGGCAATGGCTCGCCGCCTACAGGCGGCGCTCGGAGCGGGCCGCGCGCGACCTCAAGCACGAGAAGCGCTGGCCCGCCAAGGTTCGCCGCCGCCAGCTCGAGGACCTGGAACCGATGCGCCGGAAGCATCGGGCACGGATGGACACCTGGACCCACGAGGCGACGGCGATGCTGGCCGGCTTCGCGGATCGCTCGCGGATTGCGTGCGTGGTATACGACGACCAGGTTACGAGCTACGCAGATCTCCCGTGGCACCAGCTCCGGGAGCGGCTGGAGTACAAGCTGGACGGGCTCGGGATCGAATTCGTCCATGCGAAGGGCGAGGCGGTCGCGGAATCCGCCACGCCGCTCGAAACCGCTGATTGACAATCTGTTGCGCCACCGCCAGGCGCAGTGTGAGTCGCCACCGGCGCAGAGCCGCCGGGCGGCGCTCGCAGGAAGGCCGATAACAGTCTGGGATATGCGGCGTTACGCCGCCGGCCCCGGAAGCCGACTCTCGGCGAGTCAATGGGTTGCGGCAGCGACGTCATGGGCGCACTCGAGGCGCTTGCCACCCCCGGAAGCCGACTCTCGGCGAGTGTGTGGCTGCGGCCCGCTGACCTCGCGATCGACGCTGCCGGAGGCTGACTCCCGGCGAGCAAACGGCTGCGGCTTCCACTTGATCTCCCCTTACGGGCGCACATGCTCGCTGCGAGCCGATTCTCGGCGAGACAGCGGTTGCGGCCGCCGATCGATCTCACGATCCGGATGTCGTGACTCGGCGAGGGGGTTGGTCACGTCCCAGTCCCTGTCGCGATCGAGACGCCGAACGATAGTTCATCGCGCCACCACCGGGCGCAGAGCGAGACGACGGCCTTCGCGGCGTCGGTGCCGTCGCTCGCGAGAAGGCCGAGAACAGCCGACGATACGGGGCGTAATGCCTCCGGCCGTCGGGGCGTACTGTCGGTTGGACGGACGTCGTGGCGGTCCAGTGGAATCCCACACGCCGAGGCGCAACGCCTTTGGGGGGGGGGCGTTGGGACGAACTGGTGAGCGTTGTGGCCTTGGCAGAGACATATCCATGCATACCCTCAAAGAGTACGCGGTCATCGCGGGTACGCCGAGACGCGGAAGGGTGCTGCGTTTCGTCCACGCGTCGGGCGTGGATAGGCCCGATATAGATCGGCGCTACGGCCGAGGCCGTGACCACGGGCACGGGCCACAATGGATCGTCGAGACTGGACGACGCGATGTGCGGCTCGGCGACGAGGTCGAGGCAGGCGAGGATGGTGTGATACACACCATCATAGCGAGAGCGACAGCCATGATCGTCCGCGGCACTGGACAACAGAGGCGCGAAGAGGGCGGATCGGGCGTGGGCGACCGCGGAGGCGAGGGCGCGCGGCGCGCTGCTGACCCGCGAGGGGGTCGAGGGGGCGGGCGCACAAGAGGCGCTCGCCGCCGAGCTCGACACAAAGCAGGAGCCGGTAAGCAAAGCATGAAGAAGCGTGGCCCCAAACCGGATCCGCAGATCGCGGAACGGAACCGGTGTATCGCCACCCGCATTCAGCGAGGTGAACATCCTCGTGACGTCGCTCGCGACTTTGGTCTCAACGAGCGATACGTCTCTCGCATCTGCAAGGAGGTCACCGGATCGAGACCGAAGGAGCTTCGGGGTCTGCTGTGGCCTAGGGATCGGGTTATTAAGGCGCTCCGTGAGTGGACGGAACGGAACGGACGTCCGCCACTCTACGTCGAGGCGAACGTGGCCGTGGATCTTCCGGCTGCAGAGACCATTATGCGCGCCCTCGGGCTGCGGTCATGGCTTCAGGTGTACGATTTCCTCGGATTTCCGGCGCCGGGGCGCAGGGGGCGAGGGATCTCCACAGACATCTCTCGAGGGGCACCGACCCCCGACGAAGTACGCATGGCGCGGACACGTTTGGGCACGTCCCCCAGCGACCTTGCGGCCATGCTCGGAGTCGAAGAGGGGGAATTGGAGGCGTGGGAAAGTGGTCGTGATCGCCCGGCGCCGTACTTGCGCCTGGCGCTCGCATACCTGTCTCTGCGTCGTCAATGACCTGAAGGAATCAGATCCACCCGACCCCTTCCTTAACTCCTTCGCCCCGTACAACGCATCCGGTGATCAGGGGACATTACTACCCGTGCGGTGTTGCGCGGGCGACCAGGCTCAGGCCGCCGCCTCGGTCCGCTCTCGGTTTACCGCGCGGTCGCATCGGTCCCGGGCCACCCGGGCCCACTGAGGGCTCAGCTCAACCAGCAGCACATCCCTCCCGTGGCGGATCGCCGCCTCCCCGGTCGTCCCTGAGCCCGCGAAGAAGTCCGCCACCAGCTCCCCTGGCCGGCTGCTCGCCGTCACGATGTGCTGCATGAGCGCGAGCGGCTTCTCGCAGGGGTGTTTGCCGCGCCGGTACATCACCGGGTCGAACGTCCAGACGTCGGTGTAGGGGACGTCGGCCGTGACCCCGAAGGCGCGGCGCAGATTCGCCAAGGTCTCCCGCCGGCGCGCGTACTCCGCCTCCAGACGCCTGTACTCGGCCTCGAGCTCGTCGTACGGCCGGCTGAACACGCCGTCGGCGACGCGGCCGGCGAACGCCTCCCGGAGGGCTTCGTACGCGGCCCGGGGAATGAACGTCCACTGCGAGCGGCCGAAGTAGTGCCCAGCCATCCGCGTCCCGAGAATCCGGTTGCACTCGTCGAGCCCGACGCTGGCCCGAATACGCTCCCCGTCCAGGTAGCTACGAATCGGCTCGAAGACCTCGGCCCGGAGCAGCCGATCGGCGGCTCCGAAGGCCCGATCCGCCCCGAACTGCTCGGCGAAGATGATCCGCTCGGTCTGCGGGAAATAGGACCGCAGCGATTCCTTCCGGGCTTGGCGGTGGTGGCCGTGCCTCTTCACCCAAACGATGTCGTTCAGGATGCAGAAGCGCTCGGCGACCACGTTGCCGACCTCGCGGGCCATGCGAGGGCCGGCGAAGACGTAGAGGCTCCCGTTCGGCTTAAGCACGCGCTGCCACTGCTCGAGGAGCCGGTCGAGCCAGGCGAGGAATGCCCGGGGGCTGTCCCACTGCCGGTCCCAGGGTTCGTCCTTGACCCGGAAGTACGGGGGATCCGTCGCGATCAGGTCGACGCTAGCGGCCGGCAGACTCTGGGAAACCTCAAGCGCGTCCGCCTGGATGACCTGGGCGCGGCCAGGCCGAAGGGTCTTCGGCGAATCTTCGGTGTCCATGGCGGACAGCATAGCGTCCTGCGCCCGGTCTGTCCATGACCAGCTGGCCGTTGGAGGGCGCTGCGCTGAAGGTCGTCTCCTCCCGCTATTCCCTCGCCCCGCGCGCCCCAACACAATGCCCACGGACCCCGACCAGGAGGCACCGTGGGCTACGTCATGCTGGATTTCGAATCATCCTGGCTATCGTACCGCGATCCAAAATCCGACCGCGCACCCTGCCGCCAGCGGCACCGGCGAGTTGAGCTCGAGGCTGAGCCACCCGCCGGCGGCGCAGCTGGCGAGGGAGGCGGCCGGGCGGACCCACCAGAGGGCGGTCCCCTGGACGATCGCTGAGTCGCCGTCGAGCCGGAACGTCACCGGCGGTCGGACGCGGTAGCTCTCCCGCACCAGGTCGCCGTCCGAGCGCACGAGCCAGAGATCCGTCTCGCGGGTGCCGATCCGTCCGGAGCGCGCGAGGGCGATCGGCGACGGCCGCGGTTGCAGCGCGGGCGGGAGGCCGGAGTGCGGCTGTGCGAGGGCCGCGGAATCCCCGGGGAGACCGGCGGCGTCGGGCATCGCCGCGGCGGTGGGGAGCTCCGGAGTCGGGGAAGGGAGGGGGTCCCCGGGAGGGACACCTCCCGCCGTCCCGGGTGGGCGAGGCCCGGGTGCGCTGCGATCGAGGGAGGTGGCGAGCCGGTAGCCGGCGGCCTGGCAAAAGGCGGCGACGTCGCCGGCCGCGGCGTTCGCCGCGGTGGCGCGGGTCTCCGGTTCGACACGAGGGCGGACCATCGACTCGAGGAGCCCGACGTCGGGATCCGGCTCATCCTCGACGATCGCCGCGGAGTCGACTTGGACGTCCCGATAGCGGGGCGCGCCCCCGTTGGGGTCCAGCCAGCCGAGAAGGTAGAGGAGACCTGCGACAAGGACGGCGCCGAGGGCGCCGGAGAGTATTCCGCGCGGAATGTTCATTGGACACTCCCGGTGTCGAGGACCTCGAGTTCGAACGTATCGACCAGGTACGCCCCGGTGTCGGTCCGAACGCGGCACCACACGACGTAGACCCCGGCCGTTTGCTCTCCCGCGCCTCGCCGCTTCTTTGTCCATAGGACTCGAGTCCCATTGACCTCGGGATTTCCGGCGAGGAACTGCTTCGTCACATCGGACCAGGGCCCGCCCGGCACGAACCGCCGGCGCTCCCAGTCGTACGTCCGCGTCGCGCCTCGCGACACCCGCACCTCCGGAGTCCCCTGAAGCGTCGCGTCGCCAAGGTCGGCGAGGGCGCCGGCGAAGTCGCTTCCGAGGACGATCTCGGCGTCTGCGTGGACGGTGATCACCTGATGCATGGCTAGTTCGCCGTGTGGATGCGCGAGCTCGAGCTCGCGCGGTGGAACCGGGTGCCGGCGGCCGCCCCGTGGATCCGCACCGGCGCGGCCGCGCGATGGATGTGTTCGGGGCGAGCGACCAGCGCGCCGCCGAGCAGGACGCTGTCCGCCAGGTGGCGGTGCCCCGAATCCGCCACCGCCAGCGCGTGCGCCTGCGTGAGGCTGAGGGCGCCTGCGAAGTGCGCGTGCAGCGCCTCCTCGACGACGAGGAGCCCCGGCCATGCGAGCTCGGGGGCTTCGGCCGCGTGGGCGTGGAGTGCGTCAGCCACGGCGAGCCGGTTCGCCTGCGCGAGCGTGAGATCCTCCGCCGCGTGCGCGTGCCGCGCCCGGTCGACCGCGAGTACGCCGGCGGTCGCCAGCGTGGGCGCGTCGGCGCCGTGGCCATGGAGCGCGTGCACCGGATCGAGGACGTGCGCCTGGGTCAGCGCCGGCGACCCGGCGGCGTGCCCGTGGCTCGCGCCTGCGGCGGTCAGGATTGCGGACTGCGCGAGTGCGGGCTCCTCGGCCGCCTGCCCGTGGGCGGCTGAGGCGACCCCAAGGACGTGTGCCTGGGCGAGCGCCGGGGACTCGGCCGCGTGCGCATGGGCGGCCTCGGCGGGCGCGAGTTCGACAGGTTCGTCGCCGCCCTGCGGGGGCTGATAGCTCGCGGCAACGATCGAGCAGAGGCGTGCCACGGCGTCCTGCTGAATCCACCCCACGGTGACGTTGGCCGCGCCGGGAGCGGCGCCGATCTGCTGCAGATCGCTCGATGCCTCTGTGGCGAGGACCGTTTGGTTGGAGCTCGCGATATGGGAACCGAGGCTGCCGTTCGCGACGAACGTGGAGAGGATCAGGTCCCCATCCGCGCTGGGGACCGCGACCTCAATCACCGGATCGCCGCTCGTCGTGGTCTTCTGCAGCGCCTGGGGCGACCCCGGCCGAACGGGCGCGACTTGGTCCACGTCGGCCAGGATCGTCACCCCGATCTCGAGCTCGCCGTCGTCGAGCAGCTGCACGTCGGCGAAGTACGTCGTGCTCGGATCCAGGCCCCGGAAGATCCATTGCTCGACCCAGTGCGGCGCATCGCCTCCGGGGTGAGAGCTGACGACCCGAGCCGCATCCGTCCCCGAGCCGAAGGCCCCCCCGGTGCGGATCCGGACCCACGCCACGCCCGCACTCGCTACGTCGGCGCAGTAGACGTGCACGACGAGGCACCCATTGACCAGCCCCGCCGGGGTCGTGGCCGAATGGGTGCCCTGCGTCGCTGTGCCGATTCGCAGGATCGACGGGGTGCCGACGACCTGGGGCACGAACTACCTCACCCCCACCCCGGATCCGAGATCCAGATCCGGAAGTCGTCGACGTAGAAATCGGTGTCCTCGAGGAACCGGCCGTTGTCGTACCCGAGGAGGTAGCCGGAGCAGAGCACATTCTCGTGCCCGGCCGGCGCCTCATTCGCGTCGTTCGGCACGTCGACGATCAGCCGGTCGTCGAGCCACAGGCGCTCGAGCCCGTTCGCCTTCCCGGGGTCGGAGAGCCGGACGTGAGCTCGGGCCCGGAGCCAGCGGCCGCGGTGCGAGGCGTCGATCGCCGGGCCGCCGTTGCCGGGGACGCGGGGGTAGTGCTCCAGCGGCCGGTTCGGCTCCGTGCGGCAAACGTTGAGCGTCGAGCCGCCGTTCCCGTCCGCCCAGGTCTGAAACGTCACCGCCGGCGGCTGGCTGTAGCCGGACGGCCCCCACAACGCGAGGAACTTGTTGTTGTAGCTGCTGTTCCCGCGGTTGTGGTAGTAGTTCTCTGGGATCCGGACGTAGAACTCGATCCAAACCTCCCGCGCGGCCGGGAACAAGAATCGCTGCTCGCCCCACATATGCGTGTCGCCGTTCGGCTCATAGGGACCGTAGCGGAACCGGAGCGAGCGACGGCCGCTCCGCGCGTACTCCGTCGCGACCTCGACGTACCGGGGCCCGACCCAGCGGAAGCCGTTCGCGCCGTGGTTGCTCAGCTTGCCGCCCACGGGGTAGCCCTCGAAGTCATCGACGAAGAGCGGCGTGACGACCGAGGGCGGCTCGGGCTGCGGTTCCGGCTCGGGTTCCGGCTCGGGCTTCGGCGTCGGCGCGGGGGTGTCCGCCTCGACCCGCACGACGTAGTCGTGGGTGTAGCGGACCGCGGCGCCGGGGTGTTCGGCCAGGGCGCGGAGTGACGATTCGACAGCCTCGCGCTCGGTCGTGTGCCGGGAGACCTCGGCCCCATCCACGAAGACGCGGTAGTAGCCGGATCCCTCGGCGGTCAGCTTGGGCGTCATGGGGTTCGTCTCCTCACTGGGGGTCCGAGATCTCCACGCTCCACGCCGGCACGGTCACCGTGCCGCCCTGGGTCAGGGACTGCGGCGTGCAGGTCGTCACGTAGAGCAGCCGGGAGTTGATCGTGTCGGCGAGCACGACGTGGTCGGCCTCTCCCGTCGCCGTGATCGGGATGTCGGCCTGCTGCGCGATCGTGATCTTCCGGCCCGAGACGTCGCCGTTGCCGATCACGAAGTCCCCGTTCCCGGCGCCGGGGGTCAGCTCCACGTCCGCCAGCGCCACCGCGGCGATCGCGGCGAAGTTCGCGGGCTCGTCGCTGCAGACGTAGAGGCGATTCGCCTCCGCGATCCGCTCGAGCGTGCCGTCCAGGGTGTAGTCCGGTGCGGCCTTCGGCATCTCAGTCCCCCTTCCGGTTCATGTTCTTCGCCGCGTGCGCCGCCGTCTTCGGCCGCACGACCGCCCCGCGCACCACGCGCTCGCCGGTCGGCACCTCGCCGGCGAGATCGCGGGCCCATCCGCGCGCGCACCACGCGGAGCCGCAGGCATCCGAGACCGTCACCCGATCGCCGGCCTCGAGGTCGTAGTGGCGTCCGGTCACGGGGTCTCGAGACCGGAGTCGCGTCTCCAGGATCTCCACCTTCATCGGTCTCTCCGGGGCAGGGGTCAGGGTTGTGGTGCCTTCTCGAGCTCGGCCGCGATCGCGGCGGCGAGCCAGTCCCGCGCCTCAGGGTCGAGAAGCCGCGTCCGATCGGTCAGGTTCGTCAGGAACCCGAGCTCGATCAGGATCGCGGGCATCCGCGTCGCGCGGAGGACGTAGAGCCGCCGGTTGCCGCACGCCGGCGACTCGTCGGGGAACACCCCGGAGGATCGTTCCGGGGGCACGACCGTCGCGATCCGGTCGAACACCCTCCGCGCGAGCGCCTCGCCGCGCGCCGACCCGCGGCAGTGAAAGATCTGCACGCCCTCAGCGGCCGGGCTCGCGCTCGCGTTGCAATGCAGCGAGACGAAGACGGAGGCCCCGGCCTCGTTCGCGGCCCGAGTCCGCGCGGCGAGGTCGATTGTGCGGTGCGTCGTCCGGGTGTAGAGCACGGCGAGGCCGGCTCGCTCGAGCTGCGTGCCGACAGCGAGGGCGTAGTCGAGGGCGATGTCGGCCTCCCGCACGCCGCCGGCGACGGCGCCGGGGTCCGTCCCGCCGTGGCCCGGATCGATGCAGACGAGCACGTCAGCCTCCTTTCTTCCCTGCCGATCCCGCCCGCGGGATCGCGCCCTCCGCGAACCCCCGCAGGAAGTCGATAATCGGCCGAATGAGCGGGGTCGGCCGTCCCGTCAGCGTCTCCCGGTGCTGGTCGAACGACTCGATCTCGACGGCGAGAAGGACGACGGCGAGGGCCGTGGCGAGCGCCGCGTGGGTGTCGATCAACCCGGCCGCATCGATCAGCGCCTCCACCGACCAGACGATCAAGACCAGGAGCACACCGGTCGCCTTCCCGATCATCCCGCCGCGGGCGAGGTTGGGATCGTACGTCCCGTTCCGGCGCGCGATCTCGGAGCCGAGGAGAAAGTCGAGGAGCGAGACGAACATGAGGATCAGGAGCAGCCCCAGGAGGGGTACGTCGGTCAGGAGCTGCACCGCAGCGGTCGCGGTCCCGGTGATCCAGCTCCAGACCGGCGCCTCCTCGAGGCGGCCGAACGGTGCCACGAGCGCGGCTCGCAGGTAGCCGCTCGAGCGGACGTCGCTGGGAAGTCGCATCACGCCTCCGGGGGTGGATGAAACGAAAACGGCCCCCGGGCTCGCCGTGTGTGGGTGGCGAGCCGGGGGCCGTCCAGGCCGTCTATATGGGGCGGGCCGACGCCCGCCTAACCTACTACCAGTCTAGTGCGTGTGGGGATCCGACGCAACATCAAACGTCGCCGCGTACTTGGGCTCTCCGCTGCTGGCGTGTCGGGGTGTTTCGCGTTGCCGCCGCGGCGCGCAGGGCACCGAACAGCACCACGAGCGTGCCGATGATCGTGGCCAGACCTTTCGCGTCGTGGCCCTGCTCAATCAGCTGGCGTCCCGCCGTGATGGCGTAGAGGGCGATTCCCGTGCTGGCGAGGAAGCTCCCGACGCGCTGAATGGATTCGGTCCAGCTCGCACGATTCTCGACCCGGATCCGATGATCGGCGAACTTCTCCGCCATGGTCAGAATGCGCTCGGGCGCGCTCGGCACGATTTCACCGTAGCGCGCAAGTGTCTCCGGGTCCGGAATCGGCCCCGAGTACAGAATTTCTTCCTTGGTGACGGTTACGCCATGGGTGGGGTTGCCACCCGTGGGCATGACAGGGGCGGGAGGGTGGGTGCCGGCCGGGACAGGTTGCCGGTTGGGGATTCGTGCAAGCTTCTTCTTACGACTCGCCCGGCCCATGCGTGGAGACGGTCGGGTCGAACGCGCGGGTGGCCGCCTCCAATTCCTCGCCCACGGCGCGCCACACCTTGAACATTGTGGCAGCGCCGGCTTCTTCGGGCGAGGCGTACCGCTCGTATGGATGCGGCTCGTTCAGCGCCCCGCCGATGTCCAACGTCCGGGCAATGCCCGCGAAGACGGGGGTGTTGACGATCGCGAAGAAGGCGGCGCGCATGGCTCTCATAACACCTGCGAGTCGGTCCAACACAGCGACCAGTAGGTTAAGAACGTAACCGACAACGGTTAACCACGCAACCCCGTGGGTTAACCTTGCCGGCGACGCAAGAACCTTTCCACGATCTACGCTGCCCGTCTCACATCGCCCGCCGTCACGCGCACGGGATGGTGCCGCGCGCATTCGACGAGTGACCACACGCGCGCGTCTGGCCACCCGTCAACGGTCCGGCGGGTCCAAGGTGGCACGCGCACATTTACCTCGGCGGCGCAACGCGGGCAGATGACGACCGCGCGCGGCCAGCGGAGCCGGCGGCCGGGCGACCGTGCAACGGCCCGCGCCGGCATTGATTGCAATGTTGTCGGCGGCTCGTGCATCTTAGATGTGTGGACCCTCAACATGGAGGCCAACCGTGCTCATCCGCAGAACAGCAGCTCTCGCCCTCGCCGCGCTCGCCCTCGGGGCGTGTGGCCGGGATCGTGACGATGGACCGGACATCGCGCGCCCGGACCAGCTCTCGATCCAGATCGTGAGCGGCGACCGGCAGCGCGCGCCGGTGGCGCCCGCCCCGGCCCCCTCGGCCTCGGCGGGCACGCTGGCCCCGGCCGCGACCGTGCCGACCAACGTCCTGCCCGAACCGTTGGTCGCGCGCATCACGATCAACGGCCAGGCGCCGGGCGCGTATGCGGCGCGGTCCTCGGACCCGCTCGCGCCAAGCTTCACAGTGCTGCCATCGAATACGGCCGTCACGTTCCGCGTCGTGCAACCCGACGACCCGATCGGCCGCCACTGCGGCGCGTCGTTCCTCGACAGCGGCATCCCCGACGACTCGGGCTACGTGACCACGTTCTGGGAGCGCGGGACCTACGCGGGCGAGTGCCGTATGGAGGTGCGCCTCGTGGTCGACGGCCAGCCGAGGGTGGACACCGTGTTCACTGCGACGTTCGAGCCGGGGCCGGCGGTCCGTTTCTCGACACCCAACGGCGTTCCTACGGTCATAGCCGGGGACACGATTTGGGCTCCTGACTACCTGCGTGCCGGATACGACGCGTACGAGAACGAGATCGCGCCAGCCGACCTGGCTGCATCCACATCCGTGTCGTGGGCATGGAAGCGAGCCGGTGATCCTACACCTTCAACTCCAACGGGCACGGGGTGGCGTGTCGCGGTGCCGGCCGAGGCGGCAAGCTGGCCCGGCGGCTATTGCACGCCCGGCTTGGGGTGCACAGGGCCAAACGCGGTGCTCACCATGTGGCTTAACGGCAACGATCACCCTGACGGGATTGTATTCTACGTGCAGTAATCACCACAGCGCCCTCGACCCCTCCGAATGCACAGGCTGGCCGGTGGCCGCGCGCAGCTCGTCTCTGCCGATCTGCTCGCGCCACCGCCACCGCGTCCAGCAGCCGTCGCATCTGAAGCGGTCGTGCCCTCTCAGCTCCTCGGGCACGCCAGAGCATCCCTCCGGGCAGAGATCCAGCATCATATCGGCGGTCACGACCCTTCCGCACCGACACCGAAAGTGCGGGATCGGCGTGCCCTTGGGATACAAGATCCTAGAGGCGTAGGGCCCGGCTTTCCCCTCGTCGATGAAGTCTTGCAGGGTCCGATACGTCCGCTCCATGGCTATCCCCTCACGATTGCTGCGACCCGCCCTGTGAGATGACGAAGAACTGCACTCCGTCGATGTCCTCCCCCGGCGTCATCGAGGCGTACTTGGCGCCGGGGTCCACGTGCCACCGCATCTGAACGGCGGTCACCTGTACCGCGATGTCTTGAGGAGACGCCCCGACGATGAGTATGTCTTTGAGCTTGAGTCGGAATCGATCAACCTGAGTGCCTCCCGGACCAGGATCGATCCCCACGACACCCACGGTGATCGTCTGGTTGAACAGCTCGGCGATCTGACCCGGGCCCACCGGTGCCCCGAACCACACGGCGCGCTGCTCCGAGTACGCGCCGTTGTTCAAGCTCAGCTCCACGGCCACGAGCACGTCCACGAACGCCAAGTCGTTGGGGCTGTTGTTCGTGATGACCACGTGGAAGACGGCCGTGTACGTGTCGTCGTAGCTCGGCACGTCGGCCGACAAGGACGCAGGGCCGCTCGTGGCGCCGACGGCTAGGAGCATTTGGGGGGAGGTGAAGACGGCGGTTCTCTGCTGCGGGTTCTGTCGCGCGATCAGTCGGCAGAAAGCCGTGAACCCGGAGGTCGTGGCCACAGCCACCACGCGCTGAATGATCTGAGCCCCCGTCGGCATCGGGTCATCCGCATACCCGTTGTCCGCCTCGTCAATGGTGCCCCACCTGTTGCGCCCCTCGTAGGACGTGCTGGGGATCAAGATGATAATGGGCACGTCCTGATACGTGTCCCCGAAGACGACCGTCTGCTTGTGGAACACCGTGCCGCTGACCACGCCCTTCGGAAGCAGCTTGGGCCCCGCCCCGTCGCTCGCCTTGAACGTGGGCAGCGCGTGCCCGTCGGCGCCGAGGTGCTGTGTGATCGACGACAGCGGCGTCGGGTCAGCAGCGGAGCGGTAGATGTTCGCCGCGTGGCGGTCACCGAGCTTCGTGAGCGGGTCGCCCTCCACGACCATGGGCTGCAGCCACGGGGAGAGGACAACCTGAACGACATTGGACTCTACGCCGAGCGCGTCCCTCACCTGCACCTCGAACACCGTGCTGTCGCGCCCATACCGGGTGATCTGCACCGTGGTCGTGCCGTCCGACAGCGCGGCGTACACCCCCCAAGCCGGAGGCGTGTCCCCCTGCTTGAACTCCCGAGTCCGGTACTCGAGCCCGGAGGTGCCGCCGGCCGAATTGAAGGCGATGATGCGCACGGTGCCGGACAGCTGGGTCGCGGACTCCACGTACGCGTGAAGCCGGGGCCCCGGATCGCCCGGCGGGCCCTCGGGTCCTTGAGGACCCTGAGGACCCTGCGGGCCTTGGGGGCCCTGCGGACCGGTCAGAACGCTCCACGAGTCCTCCACGGGCTCACCGGCGACCCCACGGCCGTCGCGGGCGAGGACCTGGTAGTAGAGCGTCGTCTCTCCCGGCACCGGCTGCGGCGGCGCGAACCAGCCCTGTCGGCCCGTGATCGTCGCCGTGGGCGAGGACGGCCACGGGTTGGACGGTGAGGTGCGGACGCGGAGCTCGAGCGTGGCGACGTTCGCGCTGCCGATCGCGCCGAGCGTGAGCTGGCCGGCATCCCCGTTCCACTGCCGCAGCACCTGGAGCACGGCGGGTGCCTCGAGTCCAGGCGCGCCGGTGGCCGGGCCCGGGCGGGTGCCCCCGATCGGAGGCGGAGGCGGCCCGTACGGGTCAGGAATACGCCTGCGAGGGCTCTCGGCGAGCACGACCTGGGTCGTCTCCGCCCGGACCAGGTCCTGGACCAGCTCGACGATCCGGACCGTATCCAGCGCGATCTCCGCGTCGCGGAGCTGCACGTCATCGCCGAGGCGGAGCTCGTCGAAGGCGAAGGCGTCCGGGTCGATCCGGTAGAGGTCCAGGACGTCGACCCGGTACTCCACTCGCGGGCGCCTTCGTTCGTCCAGCTCGGCCGCCGCGCGCTGCCAGAGTACGTGAGCGCCGGCCCCTGCGACGAAGGCGGGGACATCGCTCGCCACGACCGGGGTGACCATCGCGGCGTCCAGGTAGAAGTCCGCGGCGCCGCCGTGGGCGACGATGGCGATCTGCGCGGTGCCGGCCGGAAGAGGCTCGTCGTGGACGGGGCCCGCGGTGAGCTCGAGGTAGACGCCGAGGCCCTCGCTCGACGGCCGTTGCGAGACCGGGTAGATCGTCCCGTTCTGGTGCCGTAGCTCGACCCGGATCTTGCCCGACACCACCGTCGCGCCGACGCGGAGCGCGATGTAGGGGCGATCCTCCGGGTTCGAGATCTGGAAGGCGTTCGAGATGAGCCCCTGCCCGTCGGCCGTCGCCTGGACGCGCCACGCCGTGCCGCCCTGGCGGGCGTAGATGGGATCCGTCGACTTCGTGACGGTCGGCGTGCCCACCTTCGACCAGCTCGCGGGCAGTCCCGCGGCCTCGATCGAGAGGTCCCCGTTCGGGACCAGGTTCCGGGCGTCGGGGATGTCCTCGGCGACCAGATCGCCGGTCCGGACCCCGTAGGCGGCCCGGCCGGCCGGGCTCTCGATGTAGGCGAGCCGATCGCCTGCCGCGGAGGTGGCCAGCCTCCCGACGTCGCCCGCGGCGAGGGCGGGGAGGCCCGAGCCGTTGACGGTGAGCGTGCCTGCGGCGGCGTTCGATGCGGTGATGGGATAGGCGCCCTTGCCTTCGACGAAGAACCAGAGGCCCACGTGGGCGCCGTCCTCGAAGACCGGGTGAGGTCCGGCGAACGTGAGCACCCGGGCGTTGGTGGCGCCGGCGACCGTGGCGATCTGCCACTCCGCATCCGCGAGGGTGAGGAGGCCTGCGCCCGCCGCGTAGAGCCGCGTCTGGACGTCCGCCTCATCCGTGAGGCGCTCGAGGCCTCGGAGATTCTTCGCGTACCGAAGCTCCGCGCCGCCGCTCGTCTGCCCGACCCGGTGGAGGAGGTCGACCAGGTAGTGCGACCCGTCGGCCGCGAGGCGGAACTGCGCTTCGGCACCGCCCGGGACCGCCTCCTCGAGGGCGCGCAGCGCCGCAAGGGGCGTGGTGCGGTCGAAGGAGAGGTCGACCGGGGCGGTCGGTTCCACGATGCCGAGTTGGAAGGCGATTGCATCGCCGTCGTAACTCGGGAGGATGAAGTCCTGGAGCCATTTCGCCGGCGTGAGCCCGACCAGCCCGAAGGTGAAGAGCGGGCGCCCGCCGGCCAGGACCTGCCGGACCAAACCCTGCCGGAGGTCCATCCAGAGCGCGTCCGCCGAGAGCTCGAGCGACCGCCGGCCGTCCGGGTGTCGGATGTCGTGGCGGCCCGCCAGACGCCAGAGGGTGAATCCGGTCGCGGATCCCTCCTCCTGGAGGCGGAGGACCGCGCCGGTCGAGAGCTCGGCGACGGCAGGATCGTCGGCCGGGATCTCGACGTTGAGGGTTTCCTCGCCCTTGAGGACCTGCCGCCTTTCCGCACGAAATACGGCGCCGACCACGGCACGCCGGGTGGCGCCCGTCCGGTCCCAGATCTCCAGGCGATAGCGCTTGGCTGCCATGGGTCACCACCACCGCTTGTGGTAGCGGACGACGACCTGCGCCTCGCCCCCGGTAACGGTGACGACAACGCGATCGGCGCGCTCGGCCGGGTCCGCCTCGGGGAAGGTGCTCTCGGCCGAGAGGCCGCCGATCGCGTTCGCACCGTTCACCGTGACGGCGTAACTCTCGTCGTCGATTCGCCAGCGCGAGGGCGTCGTGAGGGAGCCGGTCCAGGTGAGCGAGCGCAGCACGTCGGTGCCGGCGAGGACCTCGACCACGATCTTGGAGATGGGCCCGCCGTAGGTCGCCTGGACGTCGACGGCGATGGGCGAGGGCGCGGTGCCGAGCTTCAGGAGCGCCGTGGGACCGGCAAGGATGGTCTCGACCGTCGCCACCGCGGTCGGGTCCGGCAGCAGCCACTCGAGCGTGGCGCGTGCCGCCCGGGAGGTCCACTGTGGGGCGAGCTCCTCGACCGGCGCCGAGACGCGTTGGAAGATGCCGTGCCATTCGCGGCCCGGGTAATCCGAGAGCCGAATGATCCCGGTACCTTGGAGCGCGGCCGAGAGCTCGTCGATTCGGGAGAGGAGCGTCTGCCGGTCCGGCGCGACGATCGTGCCGTCGACGGTCATGCGACCGGCGCCCGCGGCGCCCCCGACCACCAGGCTGCCGATCGCGCCGGGCACGTCGACCACGGTGCTCGCCTGGCCGGCGAGCCGCGGCAGCCGCCGGGTCTGGGCGACGAATCCGAGCGCGCCGAGGTCGATGCCGTTGACGGAGATCATCCCACGAGCCTCCTCACCTCATCCGGCGTCCAGTCGGCGCCCCGGAGGACCAGAACATCACGGAGCGCGGAGAGGCCTGCGTTGCCCGCGGCCCGCGCCCCGATCCACATGATCGGTGCCCCCCATTCGGGCGCCAGCCCTCCTGTCGGGGGCGGTTGGTGCTCTCCCACGACCACCGGTCCCCCATTCCGTGCGGCGTCCAATCGGACGGACCCGTCTGCGAATATGCGCAGGAAGAACTCGAAACGATCGTTCAGGTCGAACGACTGCGAACACAGCGAGGTGGCGAACTGGTTCTTGTGGTTCACCATCTCCGCGATGTAGCCGTTCGGGTGGAGAGTGGTCCCCCAGAGGCCGACCCGCGCTCCCCCGCCGGAGATGCCCCAGAGGGCGAATGAGAAGGAGGCCATCGTGGCATTGCCGCGCTCTACGCCCCGCAGATAGACGGTCTGGGCCTGCGGCCGATGGAGCCACTCGCACGACAGCGAGTCTGCGGCTCGGGTCCGTGCCGACGCGTCGGTCACGATGGGCGTGGTAGGTACCCTTATCGAGGCCTCCATCTGCGCATGGTGGAGTATGGCCGTCTTCGTGTTCTGAGCTATGCCGGTAGGGTATATGAAACCCCACCGCTCGTTTCCCGATGTCCCCGTGCCTATCACCGCGAGAAGGTAGAGCGATCCGCCGTTAGGCCCTACGTCGGCCAGCTTGTCAGCGAGGACGGACCCTGATCCCACAGTGACGTTCGGCACCCCGGTCGACCAATTGAAGATCCCTCGCACGACGAACGCCTTGGCGGTGCCGTCGTAGATGCCCCACTCCGACACGTCTGCGTCCACGTTCTCGATCAGGCACCAGAACGTGTCGGCAGAGCCGGTGAACGACCCGGTGAACTGGCTACGATTGTGGGATGTAGCCGATCCAAGATTCGTGTGTCGGTACGCGATCTGCCCGGCGATGGCCGACACAGCCTCCGAGATGGAGAACCCATTCGCACCGCCCCACGCCGTACCCGCTGCCGCGAATCGCGACGAGTCTGCCAAAGCATTGGTACGTGCCGGCTCCAGTCGAAGCACTGGCGCCTCCCGTATCCTGTCGCCGTCGAGATCGAGCCACTCGATGCGCGGCACATTCACAGCGGCTCGCCGAAGGATGCCGCCCGCGTCGACAAACAACGCCTCGCTGCTCCGCGAGAACGACGCACCCTGAGGGAACGGCTGGCCCGCGTGGTAGCGGAAGAGGATCCGCGGATCCCGGAACCGCGGCCTCCGGATCGGCCGGAGCATGGAAACGCTCATTCGAGTCCTCCAACGTCGGCGCGGTACTGGGGAGAGCCAAGGCCGCCGCGGCCGCGGTAGGCCGCCCGTATCCGGTCTGCGGCCGCCGCTCCGAACGCTGCCCCCGCAGCGGCTCCGGCCTCGACCAGCTTTTCCCGATCTGCGGTGCCGGTCAGAGCGGGGAAGTTGAGCGCCACGTTGATCCCGGAGATGCTGACCGGGCCGGGCGAGGCCCCGCCTGTACGACCGAGCGCCGCCGAGAGCTCCGCCGCGGATGGCGGGGCGATCTGGGGAACGTAGGGCGTCGGGGCGCTCCCGCCGGCGAGCAGCGCATGGATCGCAGCCAGGTGGTAGAGCTGCGTCGATTCGATCGCGAGGAGCTGGTTCGCCTGGACCTCGGTGATGCCGACCGAGAGACGGGTCTCCGGGGCGCCGCCGCCGACGACGCCCCCCGCACCGCCGATCAGGTCCGAGGCCGAGGAGAGCCAATCGAGGAACTCATCGGGCGTCAGCCCGCCCAACCACGCGAGCTCGAACTCGCCCGACTGAATCATCCGGAAGAGGTCCTGGATGAATTGCTGGAACGCCTGCTGCCCCTCCGCGGTCGAGAGATCGAACCCGGCGAGCGCATCGGCAAGATGGTCAGGCAGATCCGCGAACGAGAAGAGGAGGTCACGGTAGCGCCGGAGCTGTTCGATCGGGTCCGAGATGTCGAACAGCTTGAACTCCCGCCGGAGTAGGTCCAACTGCCCGGTCCAGCTCTCGAAGAGCGTGTCCCAGTCCGCCTCCTGGAGCGCCCGCCAGAACATGCGCCAGGACGCCTCGGTGTCGTTCAGGGTGATTCCGAACCGCTCGGCGAGAGCCTTGATTTCGCTCATGCTGTATCCGGCGTAAGCCAGGGCTCGGCGAATGTCATCAACCGTCTCCTTGGACGCGGCGCGGCGGAGGGCTTCGATATCGGCCGCCTCCCAGTCGGTCATCGACCGGGTGCCCCCGTCCGTATAGCGCTCGATCAGTCGGTCGATCTCCTCCTGGCGGCGTTGCGCGGGACCCGCCATGACGTCACCAATCACCCTGCGGACGCCGGCCACGAGTCCGCCCGAAGTCCCGCCCACGATGCCCGCGAGGTAATTGACGTCCCGGCGGAGCCGCTCCAGCGCCTCCGTGTTCGCCTCGAGGGTGCGACGCAGCTCCTCGGCCTGCCGGTCCGCGTCTCCGCCGCCGAAAAGACCGCCCAGGAGTCCGATAACGCCCCCGATCGACTGAGCGAGGCCCCCGATGGCGTTGCCGCTGGCGATCTTCCCGATTCCGTCGGCCAGGTCGATCACTCCTTGCAGCGACCGGCGGGTACGATCGTCGAGGATCCCCATCGCGTCGGCGACCGAAAGGACGCCGCGAGCCAGCCCCTCCAGCGAGCGGGCGTAGGAAGCCAGATCCTCGAAGCGGCCCTTGGTCTCTTCGACCTCCACGCCGGCTTGTTGGAGGAGCTCGACCAGCCGCTCGATCAGCTGGTTGAGCTCCTCCGCGGGCAGGCCGGCCTGCTCGAGCGCGCGGTAGAGCTGCGCCGTATACCGCTGGACCTCTTTCCTTGCGTCAGCGACTCGGCGTTCGGCTCGGGCGATACGCTCGGGGTCCCGGGCCAGGCGGGCGCTCAGGAGCTCGCGCTCCGCGTCGGTGACCTGACGGACTCGGGACCCTAGGCCGTCCATTGCTTCGTCGAGCGAGCGCGTGCCGTCCTCCATTCGGAGCAGGATGGAGGGGATCCGCCCGAACGAGTTCTGGAGCTCGACGACGACGGCCGGCAACTCCCGCTGCCAGCGGTCGATCAGTTCCCGCGCCGCCTCGCGCGCGGTATCGCGCATCTCGCGCAGCCACCTCAGGAACGCCTCCGCGCCCGGCGGCACCTGGAGGCCGGCCTTCCGGATGGCCGCGAGCTGCGTCTCGGTATCCTCCATCTGCTGCTGCAGCGAGAGCAGCTCGCGGAGCGCTGCCCGCACCTCGTCGGACGCGCCCGCCAGGTCTCGCAGGCCCAGCTCGCCGGCCAGGGTGTATTCGCTCATGGCGGTCTTGAGCGCCTTGAGCGCCTTCTCTCCCTCCTGCAGCTCTTCCTCGGTCGGCGTGGCGGAGGTCCGCTTGCGCTCCTTCGGTTCGAGCGCGCGGTCGAGTCGCTCGAGCTCCTTCTCCAGATGCTCGATCAGTGGCGTAAGCTGCGTGTCGGCGGCACGGAGTTCCTCAATCCGTTCAGCGATCGCGGTGCGCCGGCGGCGCAGGTTGAATCGCTCCCGGGCATCGGCGAGCGCCTCTTCGGTCTCGCGCAACTCCTCGGTCTTCGCCTGGAGCTGCTCTTGCTTGCGGCGGTACTCCTCCAGGAGGTCGATCCGCGCCTGAAGTCTGCGACGCTCCGCATTCGCCGTGCGCTCCGCCACCCGGTCGCCCTTTTCCCTCGCGTCGGCCAGGTCGACCTCGGCCTGCATGAGAGCGCGCCGCGTCTCCGTGATCGTGCGATCGAGCTGAGCGGCCGACATGCCCCCGATATCGATCGTCTGGTGGCGACCCGCGCCGCCGCGCACGATCGTCTCCGATCCGACGACCAACTGCGCCCCCTCGGTCTCCTTCCGGAGCGTCTCCACCTCCCCGCGGAGACGTACGAGGCGCTCCGAGAGCAGGGCCACGGCCACCGCTTCCGTCGCCTCGCCGAACCGGCGAAGCTGTTCGATCGAGCGATCCAGCGGGTCATCCAGGTCGATCAGCGCATCGGCGATCCCGAGCACGTAGCTCACGACCGGGACCGCGACCGTTTCGGCGAGCCGGGCTTTCAGCGTCTGCCACTTCTTCGAGACGTTATCGAGCAGCGCCGGCCACCCGGTCTTCATGGCCGCGGCCACGCCGCCCACCTCGGCCTCGAGCTGGTTGAGGATGATGACCTGCGCCTCGTAGAGCCGGTTCTGTTCGGTCAGCCGCTTGACCTGCTCGATGATGGCGTCATCGAAGGTGAAGCCCATCTTCCGCAGCATGCCGAGGCCGCGGATCGGGTCGTCGAGCGCCCGGGCGAGCGCCTCGACCGACTTTTCGATGCCGCCGTACACCGAGGCCATGTCGCCGCCGAGCTTGATCGTGCGCTCGAAGACGTCTTCCTGGATACTCTTGTACGTCAGCAGCTGGGCGATCGCGAGGTCGATCTCGTTCGAGCCGAAGAACGTCTCGCGCTGCATCTGTCGGGAAAAGCGCTGGATCTCCTCAAAGGTCCGCCCGACATGCCCGGCATTCGCCTCCCACACGGCGCGCTGGCGCGTCGCGTCGTCGCGGAGCTGTCTCGCGAAGCGGATGAGCTCCGTGCCCCATTGCCGGATTCGGTCGATGGCGAAGAGCGCGGCGAAGGAGCTCACGAGGCCCTGGACGTTCGCCTTGAGCTGCGCTGCGGCGCGGCCCAAGAGGCCCATGCCCTTTTGTCCTTCTGTCCCCGCCCTGCGGCCGGCTTCGCCGACGTTCTTGAGCGCGCGCTGGAGGCGGTTGTACTCCTCGGTGTTCTGGAGACCGGCCTGCTGCATGTCCTTCAATGCCGCGAGAACGCCCTGGTTGAACTCGCGCTTCGCGGCATTGTTGAGCCGCCGGAACTCCTCCGGATTGATGAGCCCGCGGGCGAGCCCCTCGCGCAGGCTGCCGGCCTTGTTTCGCAACTCGGCGTTCATCCCGTCGAGGAACGCCTTCGCCGCGGTGGCGCTCCGCTTCCGGAACTCCTTCTCGTCGATCGCGCTCTTGGCGAGCTCCGCCCGCGCGCCGGCGAGGGCCGTGCGCAGATTGGCCCGCAGCCCCTCGGCGATCGCCGACGCTGCGCCACGTCCGCCCGCCTTCGCCTCGCTCGGGAGCGTTTCCTTGATCTCCCGCCTGAAGCGACGGAAGTCCAGCCGCGCCGGAACCCAGAGCGTACCCGCCTTCATATCGGCCACGGATCACCTCCGCATTCGCGAGGCGCGCTCGGCGACTTGGCGCCGCGCCGCAATACCGAAGAGGACGAGCTGTACCCTCCCCGGCAGCCACCGCCACGGCCGCCGCTCTCTCCAGACGTCGTAGGTGAGGCGCATCGCGAGCGAGACATCCTTCTCCGACAGGCCTGCGGCGGCGAGCCGGGCACGGCTCACGCGGCGCTCGAGGTCGGCGCGCCGCTCGGCGCGTTCGCGGGCCACGGCCCGTGCGTGGCGGATCCAGCGGCGCAGCTTCACAAGTCCCCCACGTCGCCGATCATCTGCCGGACCCGCTCGCGCGCTCGTTCGAGCGCCGGGCGGATGTGGGGCCTCGGACGCATCTTGGTGGTGCCGTACTCCAGGTAAACGCCCAGCGGCTGGCCGTCCGAGGCCTTCGCCTTGCTGAAGGCCGAAGCGATGAGCACGTCGTCGCGGCGTACGACCTTGCTCACGTGCCAGGAATTGCGGTACCGCTGCGTCGGCGAGGCCGGCGGCTGGCCCGGAGCCGAGGCGATGTACGTCCTCGTCGCGCGCGTGCGCGCCGGCCCCTGGGGTGCTACGGTGCCCTCCTGGGCTGCCCGGTAGCTCGCCATGAGGAACTCGCGCCGGTTCCGCCGCCATTCCGCACGGAAATCGTGCGCGGCGCGGCGGATGTAGTAGGTCTCACCCGATGGGGCGGCGGAATCGAGCTCGCGCTGGATCTCCGCGACGACGGTCTCCGCCATCGCCTCGACCAGCGGGGCGTACTCCGTCGCCAGTGCGACCAGCACCGCGTCGGACTCGTCGTCGTAGCGAATCTCGTCCACCTCAATCCTCCAGGGGATCGGGCGGGGCTCCGGCGCGCAGCCAGGCCCGCAGCTGAAAGAGATCGACGTCGTAGAGTGCCCCGGCCGGAAGCTTCTGTTGCCGCTCGATCGAGGCGAAGAGCGTCGCCCACCCGAACTCCTCGCTAGCCTTCTCTCCCGAGCGGCGCCTCCGCGGCGGTGGGTCGCCGAGCCGCGCGTAGCGGCGGTGCCCGACCTCGACCACGGCCGCGAGGAGCGCGGCGTCATCCTGCGGATCGATTTCGTCAACCCACTCCGGCGCATCGTCCGGCGAGGTCGCCGGCGCACCGCTCGGCGTGAGCGCGTGCGCGTAGAGCCAGCGGCGCTGGATGCGGAGCTCGCGGTAGAGCCGCGCATGCAGCCGTCGCAGCTTCCGGATCCGGCGCCGGAGCGTCGCGGCTCTCCTCCACCCGGGCCCTTCGGCGAGCTCGGCCTCCGCGGCCGCGGCCAGCCGTCCGCAGACGTCGAGGTCCGCGCTGATCGACCGGATCTCGGCGTCGTGCGCCGCGATCTCGTACATCGCCGCGTAGCTGCGGCCGGTGACCTCGACCACGCGGCCGGCGAGTTCGACCCGGACAGGCTCGCGCCGAAGCAGCTGGCGCATCGCCTCGAGCGCGTCGGCCGGTTCCGCGTCCGCGCGCTTGAGTTCCTGCATCCGGGTCAGGTAGTAGTGGCGCAGGAGCCCGTAGCGGCGGAGCGCGCCCTGGGCCGTGTCCGCCGGCGTCTGTGCGAGCTCCGCAGCCCATTCGGCGGGGAGCCCTCCGGCCTCGGCGTACGAGGCGCGGAGCGTGCCCTCGTACTGGCCGCATAGCTGCCTCAGCTCCTCCGCCGTCAGGACGTCCGCCGGCACGGCGCGCTACTTCTTCGACGCCGGCCGCTCCTTCGGCGCCGCGACCGGCTCGCCGGCCTCGGCGACCGGCGTGGCCGGCGAGCCTGCCTCGACCCGCTCCGCGTAGGGCGGGCTCACCCGGGTCATCGCGCGAAACTGCGCCTCGGTGACCTGAACGACCGTGCCGACCGGGATCGACCGGCCGCGGAACACGTACGGACCGCGGACGATCCGCACCGGGAACGTCTTCTCGTTCGCCATGTCCTCACCTCACGCGATGGCGTCTTCGACCCAGTAGAGCTCCCCGTTGACCTCGTAGACGTCGAAGGTCGCCGTCGGCTCCGTGTAGGCCGTCCGGTTCATGTTGAGCTCGGGCAGGCTCGCGACCTTGGCGCGCGGGAACCGGTACGTCCGAGGCCCGATCGGGCCCATCGTCCGCACGTAGATCGACAGCACCTCGGTCCCGAGCTGATCGCCCCGGACGGTGAGGATCTCCTCCGTCGGCTCCACCTGGTCCTCGAGGTCGCCCTCGAGCGCCGACGTCGGGAGCCCCAGCAGGCGCCGGAGGTTGTCCAGCGTGGCGCTCGCGAGCCCGACGACGAGCTGCACGTCGGCCTCGCTGATGAAGCTGTCGATCGCGCCGGTCCCCTGGCCCGACCGCTGCTTCACCGTGTTCACCGTGCCGGTGAGCCGGGCGCCGTCCTGCGTCGTGAGACCCCACGAGGTCTCCGTGTAGGGCCCGCCCTTCGTGCCGGTGTAGTGTCCCACCTCGATGATGCCGTGGGCGCTGAACTGCTTGCTGTACGGCATTTGGCCACCTCGTTCAGATACGTGAGTACCGGACCTCAAAGGGTCTCATCCGCCGGAGCGGCTCGCCCGGCGCCGCTGGGAAATCCAGCGCGGTTTCGCTGATCGCGTAGAGCCGCAGCCCCTCCCACACCCAGTGGGCCTCGTCGAGGAGCTCGACGATGCGCGCATCGATCTCGGAGAGACGGCCGGCCCCGCCGCCCTCCCCGACCGGCCAGACCCAGACGTCCACCTGGATCTGCGAGGCGCCGATTCCGGGGCGGCGGATGGTATCGGTCGCTTTCAGCACCGTGACCCGCGGGAGCTCCCGGCGGGCGGCCTCCGGCAATCCCTCCGGATCCACGACGTCCCACGGCCAACCGGTCGTGATGCGGGGCCCCGACCCATCGGCAAAAGATCCGACCAGCGCGGCGAGCGTGGGGTCGCCCGCCAGCCGATCGATGGTGCCCTGGAGCGCCGGGGTCATTCGTCGAACCTCTCGTCGGTCTCGACGAGATCCGCCTCGAGGTCGCCGGGCGGCCCCCAGTCCCCGGCGTCCGCCACCAACCACCGCCGCGGGCCGATGCCGGCGGTGACCTCCAGCCCGTCGTCAGGCTGGAGGTCGGTGCCCGAGGCGAAGAACGCCCGGACCCGCCGCGTCGCGCGCCTGCCGTACGGCTCCTGCTGAACCGAGCCGCTCGCCGGCTGGATGTCGCAAGGAACATTGACCGCGACGCGCTGCCACCGGGTGAGTCGCGCCCGGTCCGGCGTGGTCACCGGCACGCGGCGGTAAATCGTGACGCGGTGGTTGGTGACCGCGGGCACGTCCTACGCCTCCTCTTCGTCGGCTGCGCCGCCGGCGATCTCCTTCGCTCGCTTCAGCGCCGCCACGCTCTCGACGTCGGCCTTCGTGTAGCCGTTCGGCTTCGAGGGCGCGACGCCGTCGAAGTCCTCGGGGGCGAGCCCTTCCGCCTCGGCGAGCTTCTTCGCCGCGGCACTCGCGAACAGGATCTCGCCGTCCGCGACCTCGCCACCCTGGCGTTCGTCCTCTTCTTCCTCCTCCTCGAAGGCGTCGTCGCCACCCTCTTCCCCATCGGTGCTCTCGACGACGCTCTCCTCCGAAGCGATCGCGACGTTCGGCTCCGGCTCGCTCTCCGCCGCGTCCTCGGTCTTCGTCTCCTCCGCAGCCTCCGCCCTCGGGGCCTCCTTTGGCCAGCGCGCGAAACCGCGCGCCACGAGCTGGTCGGCCTCCTCCTGCGTGTCCACCTCGTGGGTGCCGCCCGGGGGAGTGGTCTGCCCACCCCCCACGAGCGTCACCAGGGCCTCGACGACGGGGGCCATTACGACGCGACCGTCGCGCAGAGCGAGGCGTTGACCCGGTAGGGCACAACGAGCGGCGCGCACTGCAGGAGCAGCCACCGGATGGCCGGGTCCTCCTCGAGCCAGGACTTGATGAAGTACCGGGTCGCGGTGTACCCGGCCTTCTCGTCCTGGATGGCGCCGTAGCACCGGGTGCCGAGCAACTCCGGACCGGACATGATCACGGTGTGGTTCGGCAGCACCTTCTTCACCTGCCCGTCGTCGTCGACGTAGGAGTCCTGGTAGACCCAGAACTCGAAGTCGCCGATCGTGCCCATGAAGCGCGCCTTGCGCGCGTCCTTGGGCCCGATCTCCGCCACGGACGCGGAGCCCCGGCGGGTGTCGAGCAGCTCCTTGACCCGATCGTTCACGCGGAACAGCCGCCACGCGGCCGGGTCCATGACGACCTGATTGACGACCGCGCCGGACTTGTCCTGGATCAGCGTCGCCCAGTCCTCGATGTTCTCGACGGGCGTCGCATCCGACTGGCCCCACCGGCTGGTGCCGGTCAGCGTCACGGTGAGCGCCGGATCCCGCTCGAAGTCGACGACCTTCGTCGGATAGCCGTCGCCCGTGACGGTGACCTTCCCCGTCCGGAGCACCTCCGACGCCATGACCTCCTCGCGGCGCGAGAGCATGAGGAGCTGATCGGCGATCTCCTGGCGGAGCTTGATCGCCCGGCGCTCCATCGGCGAGAGGTTCCCGCCGATCTGCTCGCCCATGACGCGCTTGAGCGGCGCGGACGGGTCGAACTCGCGCTTGTCCTTGACGTACGCCGGCTTGAAGGTGTCCGTCCGGTAGCCGGTCTGCTCGACGACGCGACCGGGGCGCTTCGGCGAGACGAACGGCGTGAGGCGCGGCTTCGAGAGGTCCACGTCGAAGTGGATCTCCTCGCTCGTCTCTTCCTGGATGAGCGTGAAGAAGCTGCTCAGCAGGAAGAGCCGCGGCTCGTCGAGGTTCTGGACCACCCGCCGCAGGGCGCCGGTGGAATACAGCAGGTCCTCGGTCATAGTGTCAGGCTCCCGTCGTGGGGGTGAGGAAGATCCCGACGTCGGCCAGCGCCCAGTAGACCGAGTCCACGGTGTGGCCGTCGCCGAGGGTGATCGCGTTCGTCGAGAACTCGCCGGTCAGGTAGACCGTCGCCTGGACGTCGGCGGCGGTCGCGTCGACGTCCTCGGCGAGAATCGCGCGGGGCGTCTCCGACCCGTCTTCCGCGTCGGCCTCCGACAGGACGAACTTCCCCGAGGCCGTGATCTTGCCGAGGACGGCGCCGCGGCTGAGCGCCGCGCTCTGGGCGATGGTCACGGTCTTCGCCACGCGCGGGAACTCGCCGGCGATCAGGTTGTCGGGCAGGAACGGCGTGCCCTTGCGAAACTCGGCCATGCTCACCTCCTCAGGCGGTGGCGCGGGCGGCCTTGCCCGCGTTCAGGATGAAATCGGCGGCCTTGGCCTCCGGGTCGCCCTCGTCGGCGCCGGCGCCCGTCGCCGACGCTCCGGCCTCGAGGCCATCCACGTCCGCCTCGTCGGCGCGCATGCTCGCGGCGACGCTCAGCCGACGCTCGCGCACGTCCTGGAGCAGCCGGACGGCGGCCGCCTCCACGCTCGCGCCCTCGGCGACGAGCTGCGCGACGAGCTTCTCCTGGCCGGGGAGCGCGCTCGCCTGGATCTTCACGATCCGCTCGCGCTCGGCCGCCGCGGCCGCCTGGCGGATCTCGGCGAGCAAACCCGGGTGGTGCTGCTCGAGGTATGCGAGGTTGACGTCCGGATTTCGGACCTCGACCCGGACCTCCTGACCCGCGGCGGACGCGTTCGTGGTCGCCGTCGCGGGCGTGCTCTGCTGCTGCGACATCTCGCCCTCCTCTGGCTGAATGTCGGTGGACAGGGACCCGCCGGCGGCGGGCAGGATGCGCCGGCTTGCGGCGCGGCTGCGCTCCGCCGCGACGGCGAGCGCGGACTCGAAGCTGCCGAGCCGGTCGAAGAGGCCGGCCTCGACGGCGTGGCGGCCGACCAGGACGCCGCCCTGGCCGTAGTCGGAGATCACCCGCTCCGCGGAGATGCCGCGGTTCCGTGCGACGGCCGCGATGAAGACCGACTCGACCTCGTTCAGGATCTCGAGGATCTGGTCCCGCCCCTCCGCGGTGCCGGGATCCACGCGCTTCTTCGGCGCATTGCTCGAGACGATGTCGTAGGTGGCGATCCCGGACTTCTCGTCGGCCTTCGTGTAGTCGCGGATCACCATGCGCGCGCCGATCGAGCCGCCCCAGGCGGTCTGGGTGCCGACGATCAGATCCATCGCGCTGGCGAGCCAGTAGCCGGCCGACGAGGCCTGACCGCCGACGTGGGCGATCATCGGCTTCGTGCCGCGGAGCTCGTAGAGGATGTCGCCGGTCTCCTCGACGCCCCAGACCGCGCCGCCCGGCGTGTCGAAGTCGAAGACCAGGCCCTCGATCGCGCTGTCCTCAGCGAGACGGACCACGTCGCGGGCGAGCGTCTCGTAGCTCGTCATCCCGCTCACCCGAGAGAGCAGGGTGGCGCGCTTCGTGAGCGGGCCGAAGACCGGAACGATCGCGATGCCGTCGCGCACGACGATTCGGCCGTCCTCGTCGTACGGCTCGCCCTCTCGGACCTGGACCGCGGCCTCCGGGGCGCCGAGGCTGCCGAGGAGCTCCGAGATCTCCGCGTCGCCCTCGGCGATCGCGATCATGAGGCGCAGCCACGACTCCTCGATCAGCCACGGGGCCGCGCACAGGTACTCCATGATTCGCTGGTGCTTCACAGGTCCTCCTCGTCGAGGTCTGCGCCCGCGTCGTTCGAGGTCTCCGAGCTTCCCGCGCGCTCCTCGGTCGGGGGCGACCCTTCGAGCGCGGCGTCGCGGCGGCGGACCTCCCGGCCACGCTGCGCGTAGACGTGCTCCCAGTCAGCCCCGAAGATCCGAGCCGACTCGTCCTCGGCCGTCGTGAGCCACGCGTCGACCGCATCTCTCGCGGCGCGGATCTCGATGTCCGGCCGAACGACGCCGCGGCGGGGGCCGATCCACTTCGTGCCCAGCCACGCCGCGCGGATCAGCGGATCCTCGAAGAAACCGGGCGCATCGAGGAGCCCAACGGCGACGCACTCGGTGATGAACAGCTCGTAGACCGGCTGGCAGAACTCGTCGACCATGAACTGCTGCCAGCTCTCGAAGAACCGGAACGCCTCGAGCATCGAGGCCTGGCTCGCCGAGTACGAGCTGCCGAAGTGCTTGATCAGCACCTCGAACGGGATGCCGAGCGCCGCGCCGATCTGCTTCATCCACGCGTGGACGAAGCCCTCGAAGCTGTGGTTGGGGCGCTTCGGATCGACGAACTCGAACGTGTCCGTGTCCGCGCCCTCGATCACGAGCCCAGACCCGAGCTTGTAGGCGCGGGACGGGCTGAGCTCGGCATCATCCCCGCCGCCGACGTCCGGCTGCTCGATCAACTGCGCCGTCTCGGGCGTCTGGCTCTTCACGATCACCGCGAAGAGCGAGTTGACGACGGCCGCGTGAAGCTCCGCGGTGCCGTAGTCCGAGAGCTGCTTTAGCGCCTCGATGATCGGGGCGAGGTAGGGCACGCCGCGGGTCTGATTCGCCCGGGTCTGCCGGTACATCAGCCAGGCGAGCCGAAGGCCGGACCTCCGGCCCCACGCCGGCACTCTCGACCAGGTCACCGGGCCCGTCGTCAGCGCGATCCAGTCGTCTCCAGGGTGACGGCTGCGGACGTGATAGGCGACCGGCGCGCCGGCATCGTCCATCTCCACGCCGGCGACAAGGCGGTCGGTGTCCGGCTTGTCGTTCGGGTTGGAGACCCGATCGGCCTCCACGAGCTGGATCTTGAGCGAGACCAGGTCGCCCGGGCGCATTCGCTGCCGCCTTACGACGAGCAGGTCGCCGGACTCGAGCACCGACCACAGCGCCGTGTACTGCATGCCGGTGAAGGTCTGCCGGCGGCCGAAGTCGAGCTGGCGGTTGCGCGCGGCCATGCGGAAGAGCCGCTCGGCTCTCGCTTCCCACGCCTGCGCTTCGTCCTCGGTGAGACCGAGGACCTCGTGGTCGATCACCGACTTGACGCGGAAGCCGGGACCGACCGCCTCCGTCATCGCCGCGTTCATGGCGGCCAGTGCGAGCGGGAAGTTCCGGATCGCATCGCGGGACCGCGCCCGCAGCGCGGGCAGGCTCGGCAGTGTGTCGCTGTCCGCGGACCCCGCCGCCGGCGTCCACGTCTGGGTCTGCGGCCGGTCGCCCCGGGCCCCGGTGTACTGGATCAGCCCGGAGCTCAGCGCGAGCGACGCTCGCGCGCGCCGCCTGCGAAGACCCGCCGTCGGGCTGAAGAACTCGACGACGCGGTCGATGACGTTCGGGCCCTTGCCCGGCAGGCGAAGGAGCGTGCGCTCAGACACGGGGCGAGACCCTCCGCGCGACAATCCCGCCGCGCTTGAGACGCGCGATGCGCCGCTCGAGGTAGTCGCGTTCGTGCCGGAGCTGCGCGAGCTGGGCTTCCACCTGCTGACGAGACCCCTGCACCCATTGCTGGCCGTGGGTGAGCAAGCGGTCGATCGCCGCGTTGACCTTGGCCAGCCTGTCCTCGAGCTCAGCGATCGTCGCCACCGACTCTCTCCCGGGAACGAGAAAAGCCCCGCGCCGCGGATCTCCGCGGAGCGGGGCCAACAAAAAGCCCGCGCCGCGAGCGTCTCGCGGAACGGGCTGCGCCCAGTCGTGGAATGTCTTGATCGCCAGTCATCTGGCGACGCTCAGAACCTACGCGGTCCAAGTCACCGCGTCAATAGCCGCGAGGCCACCGGTGCCTACCTCGATCCGGTCGCCGAAAAGAGCACCCGTCCGCGCCGCCGACGCACCGGCGCCGGCGGCGCTTTGCCCGTTCGGAGCGCCTCGCCCTGCTTTCGGACCATCTCCGCAAGCTGGCCAAGGTTGTTTCGCACCGCGGGGCCGAGGACGTGCAGCATGGCGAGCACGCCCACCTCGAGGTCGATCGCCTCGTTCGCCCCCTTCTTCTTCCACTCCACCACCCAGTCGCCGTTCGGCAGGCGCTTCCGGCGCGGCTCCTCGCGGCCGAACTGCGCGTAGAACTCGGCGTCGGCGCCGTTGTGCCACTCCGGATTCGCCGCGCGAAAGTGCATGTACCCGAACGGGACCGGCCGATCGGGATCCCACGTGAGGCGCAGCCGCGCGAAGAGCGTCGCCTTCATCGGGTGCGTGCCGATGTGGACAAGGCGGATCCCCTGCTTGTTCGGCTTCGCCGACTTCTTGATCGGCTCGCGTTGCCGGGAGGGCTGGCCCTTCGTCGCCCATACGCCTTCGGTCTGGCGGGGGCGGACGTAATCGTAGACCTCGTTCGTCCTCGATCCGTCGCCCGAGTCGACGCCGAGCACGTGGATGCGCATCTTGGCGCCCGATTCGTGGACGTAGACTCGTTTTCGGAGCGCGTCAAGCTGCTGCCAGACCTGGGGTAGGGAGGTGTCGCCGTAGAGGCGGTGGTGGGCCACCATCCAGGACTCCTCGCGGTCTCCCCACCCACGGATCAGGACCTCGATGCGGTCGTGCTGCACGTCCGCAAAGGCCGTAAGAAGCCCCACCCCCATCGGCACCTCGACCAGGTGCCCCTCGGGGTCCCGATACTCCTCGACCCGGGCAGCAAGGCTGTTCGGATCGACCTCCTGGCCGGTCTTCTCCTCCCAGGGTTCGGCGAGTACGGTGTTGTAGAAGACCTGGAGCAGGAGCGGGTCATCCTTCGAGCGCAGGAACTCGGCGACGAGCCTCGCCCAGCTCGCGCCCGGGAAGAGCGAGATGAGCGCGTTGAAGTGGTAGCCGCGGATCGCAGCGCCCGGATTCTCGGCGATCCAACGGCCCTCCAGCACCATGCGCGTCTTGTGGCGCTCCTCGATGACGCAGGCGTTCTTCTCGCAGAGGTAGTAGACCGTCTCGGGGCGGTGGACAAACTCGCCGGGATGGACCTCCTCCTTCTCCCACTTGATGCCGTACGGTTCGTCCGGCCCGCCCCAACGTAACACCTGCTCGTGGCCGCAGTGCGGACACTTCACGTAGTAGCGCCGCTTGTCCGACATCTCGTAGAGGCGGGACGTCGGACCGCCCTTCTTGATCGGCGTCGAGATGGTGCAGATGAAGGCGTTCGGGAAGGTGAGCGTGCGCTTTTCCGCGAGCGCGGCGGGGTCGCCCTCTTCGCCGGCCGAGGTCGCATACGCGTCGCGCTCGTCGAAGAAGAGCCGCGGCGCCGACCGGCTCCGGAGGCCGCGGGGCGACTCGGCGCCGATGATGCCGATCCAGCCTCCGGCGAACTTCTTGTAGCGGATCGTGTTGTCGCTCGACTTCGACGTCTGGGGAGCGATCTTGCCCTGGATCCGCTTTGTGTCCTCGAGGACCGGCTGGAGCTTCTCCTTGCTCCACTTCTCCGCCTCTTCCTGCGTCGGCTGCACGACGATCACCGGGGCTGGATCGACGTCGATCCAGTAGGTGATCGGCAGCCCGATGAGCCCGACCGTCGCACCGACCTGGGCCGGCTTCATGACGACCATCTCCCGGACCGTCGGGTCCGAGATCGCGTCCATCGGCTCGCGGAGGTAAGGGACACGCGAGAGGCGGAAACGCCCCGGCTCCGCGGAGGTGTTCGGAACGACGCCGTAGCGGTCGGCCCACTCGCTCAGCGTGAGCCTCGGAGAGGGACGGAACGTCTCCTCAAAGACCTTCCGCATCCTGGATCGCCAGGCGGCGAGGGCGTCCGGGTGGGTGGTCCTACGCCTCTTCATCGGCATCGTCGTCGCTTGCGCCTTCGCCCTCGATCTCCTGTCCCGCCTCGCGCAGCGCCTCGATCACCTCCTCGATGGCGGGGTCGAGGCGAGCGATTACCTCCTGCGGCGTCTCGCAGCCGACCAGGACCGAGGACCATCGGTGCTTGAAGGACTTGAGGAGAGCGGCGGCGGTCTCGAGCGGCTCTCGGACCAGCTTCTCGACGTCGTCGATATGGATCACCTCGCCCCGGAGCTGGGCGAGGCGGATTTCCTTCATTTCCGCGTCGGCGATGGCCGCGCGGAGCTCCGCCTCCTGGATCGACTCCTCGACCGACGTGCGCTTGCCCTTCGCCTCCTCGACCTTGTACTGGATGTAGCGATGGTTACTTTCGGGCCACGGGTAAACCTTTTTCCCGTGGGCATCTATCTCGGCTCGCAGAATGCCGTCCCGCTCCAGATTCCGGATCTGGCGGGTGGTGAGCCCAAGCAGGCGCGAGAGGTCCGACTGGTTGACGCGTTGCACGGCGCACGGTCAGTCACGCCGGAAACGGAAGCCATCCCGGCGAGGGCCTGTGACTAGCGAAATGTCGCGGGCGGGCGCGATCCTCGCCCCGGGGGGGGCCGGGAGGACCCGCGGGGAGGGGGCGGCCGCCCCGCCGGCGCCCGGGGCGCCGTAGGCCGCGACCGCGCAAGTCGTTGCGCTCCAATGTTTTCCGTCCGTGCTCATGTCATTGCCCTCGCCTTCTCGCCCGCCGAGAGCGAGCGCGCGACCTCGAGGAGGAAGGCGACCTCATCCGGGGTGAGGTCGGGCACCTGCTGAAGAGCGAGGCGAAGGTCCGCCTCGCCGCGCCCCCGCTTGCGGATCTTCGCAACGACCCGGGCGCTCGGCCGGATGCCTACGCTCACGCGGACCACGATCAGGTACCAATGGCTGCAGCGCCGGCACTTGCGCTCGAAGGCGACCACGCCGATCGCGGCGACGGCGATCACCTCGCGCCAGTGATACTGGCCGCATGGGCAGGCAATCTGCTGCTCGATCGCCGCGGAACTGTACACCACGTCTCCCTCGCCTAGATGGATAACAGCCCGAGCCCCGTCCTCGTGGACGGTGCGCGGGCTGCGCCCAGTCGTGTAATGTCCTCCAAGCTTCAAGGTGCGTCCTCAGTCGTTGATGGTCAAGCGTTTACCGCGTTGGCGGCGTTGATGCGTCTCTCAGCTGTGCGCGGCGCCGACGCTCTCGCTCTCGGGTTCCGCCACGCCCCGCACCCGACCGGATCACCGTCGCCACTGCGGGGAAAGGGCCGTCGCCGGGCACGATCAGCGCCCGGAACGCGTACGGGCGGCGAACGCGAACGTAGTAGCCCTTGCCGCTGTGCGCCGGGCGGGGCTCGCTCGTGGTCTCCTCTAGTCCACGGATGATCGCGCCGAGCGCCTGGCCGTAGCTCAGGTGCGGGGCAATGCGCTCGCGAAATCGCTCGACGGCGTGGGGCGTGACGAAGTAGCGACCGGCGATCACGCGGGCCTCAATCTCTTACCCAGTACCATCCGCCGCGTCCCCGATACCAGCGTGCGAACCCACACCGCTCGTGTAGCCGCTGGGACGCCGTGTTGCCGTCGTGCACGTACGCGAAGAGCGGGACGTGCAGGTCTCGATACGCCTGCTCGGCGAGCCGGCGGCCGCGGTACTCGGGAAGCACATAGATCGGGCCGACCCTCATCCGGCCGCGGCCGGCGGGATGCGGGCAGTAGAATCCGACGGGGCGCTCGCGCCCGTCCTCCTCCCGTGCGACGATCGGTACGGCCTTCAGCGTCGGCGGCCGGATCCGCCAGCCTTCCGCCGCCGCCCGCTGGATGATCTCCTCGAGGGTCATCGATCCTCTCCCGGAACAGGTCCAAATACACGGCGATACGTCTCGGACTGACGGATCCCCCGGTGGCCCGGTAGCGTGGAGGGCACGGCCCGATGCTGCACGAGCGAGGGCACGTGCACGAGCATCTTCGCCCGCCGGCGCGAAAGCCACGCGCCCAGGAGCAGATCCGCGGCATGCCGGTGCTCCGGGTGCGCCTCGTACCAAGCCGGCGCCCATTCACCGAATCCGCGCATCACCGAGGCCCTGAGCAGCACCGCTTGCATCATGCAGAACGAGCTCGGCGGCTGCGACCGCCACCGCTCGCCCCGCTCGAGCATGGCCATGTCCTGGCTGGACCTGGAGAAGAGCGAGACCGCGCCGACCTCGGGGGCGACCGCCATCCGCTGCAGGGGAATCGCGGCCTGAACGCCGAAGTTCGGAGCGAGCCAGACATCGTCCTCGAGGGCCAGAATGAGCGGCCGATCGATCTCGAGAGCGAGCTCAATCAGGGTGGGGAAATCAGATCGAGGATCACCGCCCGGCGAGTGGCGCCAGATCACGATCTCAGCTCCTCTGCATTCCCGTACGGTCCTCCGCACGAGCTCGTCGAGCAAGGCACTGCGCTCGGGCATCGTCGGAATCGCGACGACGACGTCGCGCCAGGTCACAGCCTGTCCCACCAGAGTTCTCTCAGCCGTTCGGGGGAGCGACGTCGCACCGGGACGTTGTTCTCCCAGTCGTTGATCAAGAGCTGGCGCACGTGCTCCCTGCACGTCGCCTCGTCGTCGCCCTGGCGCTCCAAGCGCTTTCGGATCCGCTCCATCTGCTCGAGCGGGGTAGAGGCGACCAGGTAGTCCCGGTATTCCCTCCAGGAGGCGAATCGCGAGGGCAGGCGCCGCGCGTTGAAGATCTCCTCCTCCGCGTAGAGCGCGGCGAAGTGCGTCCCGCCGAGCCGGCGGAGCAGCCGCTCGTACGTCTCCGGCTCGATCTCCTGCAGCGTCGCGAGCGCGCGGTACGACTGCTCGTGCAGGAGGAACGAGACGCGCATCGTCCGCTCGTTCACGCCGCGAAGCCGATAGAGCCGATCATAGACGCGATTGTAGGGCAGGCCATAATCGGCGATGTACTTCCAGACGTCGCCAAATGCCCAGTCGAAGAGCGGATAGAACCGGTAGTTCCCCTCTCCGGGCGCGGCAGTGCTCCAACCGATCCCGCGATATCCCGGGTTCGCCTTCGCCGCCCGCCACCGGTTCAGACTCTCGCGTGAACGGAGCCCGACGAGGAATGCGGTCGGCTCCGGTGAGGAGGCCTCGAACCAGGGGAAGAAGTCGTAGAACCGGTCGGGTGCGCCCGGGGCGGCGTGGATCGCGATCTCCGACTTCGGCCGCATCCACTCCTCGCCCTCGCCCCACGCATGCAGCCAGATGTCGCGGTGGCTCGTCGCGTTCGTCATCCGAAGCGGAACCTGGAACCAACGCGGGGTGACTGCGGGATGCCGCATCTCCCGCTCGATCACCTCGATCGTGCCTGCGTACTCCGCTTCCTGGTCCAGGAAGAAGACCTCCACCTTCCGGCCACGCCGCTCGGCCTCGGTCACGGCGAGGTGCCACAGCACCTGCGAATCCTTCCCGCCCGAGACGGAGATGACGACTCGGCCGAAGTGGTCGAAGACGTACGCAACCCGCCGGCGCGCCGCGTCGAGCACGGACTCGGTTGTGGTCACCATCCGGCAGCCTCCGCCTTGTCCGCGATCGCGTTCGTGAGGGTCACGTATTCGAGGAGCCGCCCGACCAGGTAGCGGTCCACGGGCAGGTCCGTCGCGACGATCCGGGGCACGGCTGCGCCGCGCCGGAAAAGCCGGGCGGGAGTCGGTACGGCCCGGCGGGGTTCTGCCTGCTGAGCGAATGCGGCGAGCCGGCGGATGATCCCGGCGACAGTCTTCTCGTTCGCGAAGGCCTCCTCCTTCACCGCGGCGTAATCGGCGTGCACCCGGGACGGCGCCTCGATCGTCTCGACTTCGATCTCGGGGAACCGGAACGGCTCGTCGCCGGCCACGACCCCATCCATCGCGCGCAGGACCGCCTCGACGCCGAACGGGTCGGACGTGCGGAGCTCGTGCGCGTTCTTCCAGCGCGTCTCGGCGAGGAACGAGTCCGTGAAACCCCAGCGCTCGGCGCCGACGGCGTAGAAGTGCCACCACATCCGCCACGGCTCGGAGACGAAGAGGACCTCGTCGACGGAGATGCGGTGGAGATGCGGCCGCGGCCGGAGCAGGACCTGGCCGAGCTTCACCCGGTTCGACGGTGTCATGAGCCGGGAGAGGCCGACGACGACCATTGTCCCGGGCGCGCCGAGCCATTCCTCCCGCCGCTCGAGGAGCGTCGCGAGCTCGACGACCGGGAGCCCGACCGGCGTGGGGTATCCGGGCGCGACGACCGCGAACGCCCGGTCCGGGTCGCTGAGGAGCGCCGCGTCAAACGGCCGGGTCGTCAGGTAGATCCTCGCCATCCCGTCCCGTCCATGCGCGGGTGTATTCCGGCGCCGCGAGAAGCCGTGCGACGCCGACGACCTGCTTCAGCCGGAGCAGCTCCTCGACGCTCATGCCGAGGTGCTTTGCGATCCGCTCGTCGCTCCACCCCTCGTGGAGGAGGGCGCGAACGAGCGCGCCCATGAGCTCGACCTGGTGCTTCCCCCGGGCTCGGTTGTGCCGGACCGTCGCCGCCATCCGATCGGCGAGCGGCCGATCGATCACCGACGACGGCACGTAGCGCCGGCCGAGACGTTCGGTGATCACCTTCCGGCGGTGGAACCCGTCGACGACCTCCCACTCGGCGGCCGCCGGATCCTCGACGGTGACCACGGGCATCGTGACCCCGTCCTCGCGGATCGAGACCTCGAGGAGGTCCAGCTCCGGCGCCGCGACAACGTTCGGGTTGTACGTGTTCGCCCGGACGCGTTCGGCGGGCAGAAGCTGGATCGCGAGAACAGGGTCGTCACAGACGTCCGAGACCAGCGCGCGGATCTCCCGCGTCAGGCGGTTGTAGACGGCGACTCGGACATCCGCCGGCGCCGCGCTTAACCGCCGGATCGCGCGGACGGCATCGTCGATCCGCTCCTCCGTGGTCCGAATCATGTCGGTCGCGGTATTCATCATCTCCCTCGGGTCAGGCGTACGACTGCGCGACCGGAAACCACTCGCGCAGCCGCCGGTACAGGGTGGGCCAGTAGCGGCGGAGCCAGGCCGCGCCGCCGTGCCTCGTCGCCCCGCCCGGGATCCACCAGCTCTTGCGGACCCGCCATGGCTCGCGCTCGTGCATGAAGCCGACGCAGCGGTAGACCGGCAGCAGCTCGAGCCCGTGCGCGACCGCGTAGGCGTAGACGTCGATACCCTCCCAGTCGCCGAGCGGCGTGCAGACGAGCTGCCCGCGCTCGCGGCCGCGGGCGGCCTGACGGCGGTAGAGGAGGCCGTTGAAGCAACGATTCCGCGCGCGGCCGCGCGATTCCTCGGCGCGCAGCCCGAGGAAGATCGCCTCCCGGTCCTCGGTCGCCTCCTCGACGACGCCATAGAAGGCCGCCTTGCTGAGCCCCGCCGCGCGCGAGTGGAGATCGCCGGCGACGTCGAGCTCGTGCGCGTGGTCGCGGATCCAGTCCGCGGGCGAGATCGGGGGGCGGACGATCTCGAGCTCGGCGCCCCATTCCTTCGCGAGCCCCTCGACGTACGCCTCCTCGCCCGGGTAGTCGAGATCGTCCTTCTCGCTCACGAGCGGGACACCGGCGCCTGTCTCCACGGTGATCAGGTGCGCCATCGCCGTCGAATCCTTCCCGCCGCTCCACATGACCGCGGCGTCGCCGCCGGCCTCCTCGAGACAGCGCACGACGAGCCGGCGCGCCTGGTCGACGCGGCGCCGATGGGCCAGCGTCGTCGCGTGGCGCGCCGCCACGACCATCCATCGCGCCCAGACCGCGCGGTCGTGCGCGTCCAGCACCGGCTCAGCCGACACAGGAGACCTCCTCGACGGCGTCGACCCGCTCGCCGAGTCGCTGGACCGGCACGCGGCACAGCATGCGGGTCCGCGGGTGCCAGTACGGCGCGCGGACGGTGGCCTCCCGGACGTCGTGGCGGGTCGTGCGCTGCGCGAGCTCGAAGTGCGCCGGCAGCGGCCGCATGAGGCGCCAACCCGGGCCGAACCAGTGCCACGGCTCGCCGGGCGCGACCTCCCACCCGTGCACGTGGCCGAGGCCTCCGGAGCGCTTCCCGCCGATCGTCTGCACTTCGCGGAGGAGGTCTTCGAGGCGCGCGCGATCGCCGATGACCCACCAATCGACCCAGTGCGCGACGACCACGGGGGCGGGGAGGTTCGAGGCCTTCGTCTCGCCGACCGAGGGATTGATGACCGTCGCCCCGAGTTTATCCGCCCGGACGCGGCGGCGGCGCCACCGGACGGACGCTGCCGCGTCGACGGACGGCCAGCCCGCCGAAGCGAACGCGATCGGGAACGGGCAGCCGGGCACCTCGCCATCCGCTATCGGGATCGGGACGTCCGTGTCCTCGATCGGCGCCGAGATCGGACAGCCGGCGAAGACGTCGTCGGGCACGCGCCCGGTCTCGCGCACGATGACGACGTACTGCAGCGCGCCCTCGATCATGAGCGGGTCATAGAGGTCCCACGCGACCGGCGCGGCGAGCCACGCGCGGATCCGGAGGGGCTCCGGGGAAACCGGAGCCCACCGTTCCCGGGCCCGCTCGCGCCAGGCCCGATTCTCCGCCGCCCAGCTCAAGCCGTCACCTCCGCGGGCGCGCGGCGCTTCTTCGGCCGCTCCGTCGCCGTGGTGGAGATCCCCGGGTCCGCGGGTGCGAGCGCCATCGCCCACTCGATCATCTCGTCGCGCCGGCGCTCGACGTCCTCGAGGTAGAGGTCGGGCGGCGGGAGCTCGGCCGCCCCCGGTCCGGGCGTGTAGCCGTCCAGCGCGATCCCGCCCATGCCGCGGGCCGCGTCGGCGCCGATGTACCCGGTCGCGCGGAACTGCTCGAGCAGGTCGGCGAGGCACGAGGCGGTGACCGGGTTGATCCCGTCGAGGCCGATGATCTGGAGCGTGTGGACCATCTGGTAGCCGGCGATGAGGACCTCCTTGTTCGCGATCATCTGGATCCCGTCGCTCTCCGGGATGTCGCGGTGCGCGTGACGGGTGAGGAGGCGGAGCTGCGTCATCTCCGCCGCCACGGGGAGCTGGGCGGCGAACTCCTCGAGAGGCATGTGTGGCGCGACGACCGGGTGCACCAGCCAGGCGTTCTCCCGGCAGACGAGGACGGCATCGCAGACCCGGGCGCGGCCGCCCATGATCTGCTTGTCGATGCACCCGGCGAAGAGGTCCCACGGGGGGCAGGCGCGGCGCGCTGCATCACGCACCAGGTTGTTGACCTTCGCGCCGTCGGCGCCGGCATCGACGTTGCCGCCGGCGAGGAGCGCGTGCGCCCGGTGCGTGGGCAGGGCGCGCGTCGAGAGGCCGAGGAGCGAGAACCAGCGGCCCATCACCAGGTCGCGCCAGAAGCCCCGGATCGCGTTGCCCGAGACGAACGGCACGTAGGCCGCCCGACCCGTCAGGGGGTCGTGCACGCGCTGGCGGCGAAAGAGGCTGACGTTGCCGTGCTTCTCGTCGGCGCCGTGGTGCATCGGCCCGGTCAGCGTCCAGACCGACGTGTAGGCGCGGGGCGCGATCAGCTCGCGCGGCAGCTGCGGGATGTAGCCCCCCGACTGAACCGGATCGGGGAAGTAATCGAAGTGCAGGTCCTCGCCCTCGATCCCGTAGCGATCGGTCGCGAAGGTCGAGAGGAACTCCGGACTCTCGTGCACGACGACGCGGAGGTCGTCGTAGTCCATCGCGGCCAGCGCGCGGTCCCAACGGATCCGGCCCTCCGGGAGCCAGGCCTCGATCGGGCCCCACTCCGAATCGCCGCCAGCGGGGTCGACGTCGAAGCGCCGGCAGAAGGCGCGGTAGAAGCCGAGCGGGCTTCGCTCGGAGACGACGAACGGGACCAGGCTCGTCGTGATCTCGTTCGGGAGCTCCTGGTAGCGACGCTCGCCGATCTTGTCGCGGTCGATGCGGATCACGGTCGCGCGCAGCAGGTAGGCGAGCAGCCTGCGCGTGGCCTTGATGCCGCTCGGAATGTCCTGTCGGCTCAGTTCCTTCTCGGGGCGCCTCATCACGCTTCTCCTGTGTTCAGGGTGGGGATCAATCGACAGAAGACCGGCCACCACGTCGTCTCCGCGTGGGGGCGGAGCGGCGCGGTGAGCGTCGGCCAGAGCCGCGCGGCGGTGAGGCCCGAGCGCGGCGGGAGTACGAGATCTCGAAGTGCCTGCTTCGCGCGCCACGCCGGGACACCGCCCTCGACGAGAACCCGCATCAGGTGGGTCGCGGCATCCCGGGCGCGGAGCCAGACGTCGCGGTCGAGGACGAAATCCAGGTGGTCGTCGACCTGCACCGGGTAGCGGTCGCGCGAGTATGCGGTCCGGCTGTAGAGCGCGACGTGTTTCGATTGCAGCCGGATCAGGGCCGCCGGGTGCATCGGCTCCCCCGGCCACCACGTCCGCTTCCAGTTCGGCACGCCGTGCGCCTCCTGGACGGACTCGCCGCCGTGGTCGATCCCGTAGAGCGGGATCCCGACCACGAACGGGGGTGCCGGTGGATTCAGGAGCTCGGCGAGGGGGTCGGTGCCGGGAGCCCGGATCGACCAGAAGCGCACGCCCTCGGCGCTCGCGAACCAGGAGACACAACGCAGCCGGAGCGTCTTCGCGCAGAAAACGCACGCGGCGCAGTAGCGCGTCCCCCCGAACGCGTGGATCCGGTTCGCGTTGCGCGTCGGAATGAAGTTCGAGCTGACGAGCTGGTCGACGTCGTACGCGCCCCCCTCACCCCCGCAGCGGGCGCAGTGCGAGGCCTCGCCCCGCGCCTGCGGGATCGGCTCGCCGTAGACGTCGCAGGGGACGGGGCTACCCGCCGCCCGCCATATCAATTGCGTCTCCATTGAGGTCACGGCTCCTTCGTTGCTCCGCGCCCGTCCGCGATCGCCCGTGCATGGACGGCCCGCACCAGGTGCGAGGTGAACTCCTTCCGCTCCCAGCCGCGGCCGCCCTTCCGCGGCCAGACGACGAAGAAGCGGTATGGGTGCATTTCCGCGGCGATCCTGACCTTGAGCCGCGCGTCTTCCCGGGCGTAGAAGCCCGCTCCTTTCCGGCCCTTGACCTCGTGGAACTCGACGGTCCCGTCCGGCATCACCACGCGGAAGTCGGGCGAGTAGAACGCGGCGGTTGCGAGGCGAAGCTTCTCGGGCTCGAAGTCCCAACGCAGGATCGTCCCCGCCCGCTGCAGGGTGTCGAGGTGCGCGGCGTAGCGGGCCTCGGTCTGGTTCATCCGCGGCCCGGAGGTGCGGGCGGCCGGCTCCGGCTCCGTGGCGGTCTCCTGGAGGACGCCCTCGATCCGCCTCCGGAGCACGGCGCCGACGTCCGGCCGCTGGAGCAGCTGCCGGAGCTCCGCCGGCGAGAGCGAGCGTAGATCGACGCTCATGCCCGGGCGCCTCCGCTATTCCGCGCGGAAACCATGAGCTCGCAGAACTCGCAGCGCTGGTCCTCGAGGCCGGTGAGTTCGATGCCGCACATGGAGCACCGATCGCGGCCCACGGCGCACCGGCAGGCGCCAGGTCGGCAGTGCCCGAGGCAGCGCTCGCCGCGGTGATCACGCGCCATGGTTCTCGCTCCGCGCGTTGGGGTGGGCGGCGGTGTGCTCGGCCATGAGGGCCTGCGCCTCTTCGGGCGTGGCGACCTCAAACCACGGATGCGCCGTCCCGTCTTCTGTGACCACTTCGAGGCGATGGAGCTGGAGCAATCCACCGAGCGTCCAGTTGCACCCCTTCCCCTGATTCTCCGGGCGGGGCGAGCCGGCACCTGTCCAGCGTCCGACGCACGAGAATCCGACATACCGCTCCACCTCCTCAGCGGTACGTCCCGCGCCGGCTCGGATCAGCGAGGTCATGGATTGAATCGTTCCGCACATCGGGCATCGGAAGGCCACGTGTTCCCGGGGTACCCCCTGCGCCCGGATCGCCTCTCGGTACTCCTCGATGGTCATCGTCTGCCGCTCCGTCGTCGTCCGCATCACACCCCTCCCTCGCCCCAGCGGCGGACGAATCGCGCCTCGATGTCCCGCAGCCTCCTCTGGGCGATCGCCAACTCGGTTGCCACATCCGCGCCGTCGCGGCCCTCCAATGCGGCCAGGCACAGCGCCAGATCGGAGATGACGCCGCGTAGCTCGAGGGCGAGCGGGTCACGCTGCGCATCCATCCCCTGGGCCTTGGAGCGACCGTCGGCGCCGTGCTCGGCCCCACTGAAATTCCGGTCGGATATTTTTCCGGGTGCCGCGGATTTTTCTGGCCCTTCGACAGCGACAATCCCATCGCCGTCCGGCAGCTCGACTCCGAGGAACGGCGCCATGCGTTCGGCGGCCTGCGCCAGCAGCGGCCCCCACTCGCCGGCGGCGAATAGGCCGGACGCGAACCGGACTGCCTCGATCATTTCGCGGGTGAACGCCTCCCGTGAGGCTCCGGCCCGGCATGCAGCGACCTCAGCACGCACCGCCTCCAGCTCGCGGGCGAGATAGTCGAGCTGATCGGCCGCCGTCCGTAGCAAGCCCTCGATCTCGGGATACGAAGATTGCCCGGTCCTACCGACCTCCAGCCGGATCAAATGGGCCACGCTCGGCGGGTCAAGTTCCCATTGACGCTCACTCCTGTCGCCGGGGTCGGCCCCGACGGCGCGGCGCAAATCCTCGATCGCGCTACGGTGCACGCGCTGGAACCCGCCCGACGGCGGATATGCCGTCTCCACGACTCGCCGGGCCGCCGTGGTGATGGCCCGTGCTCTCTCCCGCGCCTCCTCCAGCTCGCGGGTGAGGCGGGCGATGTATTCGTTCGCATACGGGTCCATTGACCGCGGCGGCCCGAGCGGGATACTGAGAGGCGGCAGCGACGGGCAGTTATGCTGCCGTTGTGTGCTCAGGTCGTGCTGGCCGCAATGCGGGCAGGTATACATGCTCATGAATCACCATCCTCTCGCCGAATTTCGATTCTCGCCGGGTCCATCCGGTTCAGCCGCCGGATGATGCGGTCGAGGTGCGACCGTAGGCTTATCCGGCTCTCGATCCGATACGGCTCGCCGCCGATGCGGATGCCGTTTACCGTCATCGGCCCCGTGTCATACCAGCCGCCGTGTAGCGCCGACGCGTCCTCGATCACGTCCGGATCTTCGCCGCCGTAAGCGAGGCCATCGATCCAGATTGTGTAGACCCTATCAGCCATCGTCGTCGCTCCGCTCATAGAACTGCATCAAGCACGCGCCAGAGCATCCATGCGGCGCCACCCAGGACCACGAGAAAACCAATGACCGCAAACACGTACATCGCTGTCAGGTACCACTCCAGGTCATCCCACATCGCTCTCGCTCCTGTCGGTGGGGTGGGCGGCGAGACGGCGGATCTCCGCGAGCAATTCGTCGCCGTCGATCCCGGCATGGCTGGCCACCGCCCGAAGACGTTCACCCGCTCGCTGTGTCGCCTTGCGCTGGCATTCAATGCACCGCGCCCACAGGCGGCCATGCCCCTTGGGACCGCCGCAGACCTTGCAGCGCCGTTTGGCCGCGCAGTCGGTGCAGAAGCTGTTCGGTGGCGGCACGTCCACAACGCCGCAGCCGAGGCAGCGGACGGTCAGGTCAGCAAGCGCGCTCACTCTCCACCTCCTCGCCCCGGCGGGCGGCGGATTCCTCGTCGGGCCGCGAAGTCGGGAACGGCGGCACTAGCTCCCGTTCGTATTCGTCTTGGTCCCCCCCGACAGTGCGGGCAGAGGCCCGCGTAGTAGGGCAGGCCGCAGCCGGGGCAGGACGGCCCGTCACATACTGGCATCGTCATCGCTCCTGTCGGTGGGATGGGCGGCTCTCCCGCACCCGCACGTCCCAGGTCAGCCGCAGCGTAGCGCCGCAATACGGGCATACTCGCTTGCGGTCATCCGACGCCACGACGCAGGCGTCGGTTATGTCTCCGCAGCTCACTCCCACGTCTGCGGTCGCCTCGTCGCCCATGATCCACCTGATTCTGTGCCTCACTCCCCACCTCCCTCGCCCCGGCGGGCGGCGCGAATCGTCTCCAACTCTGCCGCCAGTGCGTCCCGCTCCTCCAGCAGCGTGCGGATGGTGTCGGGGTCGCAGGCGGCGATGAAGTGGGCGTTTGCCCGGTACTGCTCAATCCCGACGTATGAAACCCCGCGAACCATGCAGATTGGAAGAGGATCGGGAGAGGCCACGATGTCGCGTGTGGAACCCTTGTCGTAAGACATTTCCCACGGTCCCGGCGTCGGCCCCATCGTCAACGCCTCCCGAATCTTCTCGTAGCGGTCAGTCATCACTCCCCACCTCCCTCGCCCCGGCGGGCGGCGTGCGCCTCGTTGTACGCCTCGGTAATCGGTCCGAATACCACATCCTCCCAACGGTCCTCCCCCTGCGCCTCGGAGCGGAGGGCGGCGAGAGCGCGGGCGCACGCAATCACACGCTGCCGAGTCTGCCGCAGGCGCTCCACATCCGCAGCGGTGGGTCCGTCGGGCTCTACCCAGAGGTTGGCCGCTGTTTCGAGGTCATCGAGCGCGGCCAGGAAGTCCCGCCACACCTCCCCCTCGCCGCGCGGGGTGCGGAGGAGGGCGGCGGCGTCGTCGCCATTGCTCAGGGCCTTGCCCCACGCTCGGAACCATCCCCGCGCCTGGAAGCGAACGTGCTTCTTCTCCTCGTCGTCGAGAAGCCCGAAGTCGTGGCGGTACCACATGCAGGCGTCGTTGACTTGGGCGTCCGTGGGCTCCCGCACGTCCTCGCCGGCGGCGGGGGCGGGGTGGGGCGTGAATGCCGCGCCCGCGCCAACCACCGACTCCTCAGTCATCCTCACTGCATCCTCACTGTCAGAAGGGTAGATCCCAGTCGTCATCATCGTCCCACACGCCGGCGTACGCCGGCTCCTCATACGGTTCCTCGACCCACCACTCGGCCTCTTCGAGCTCGAGCTCCTCGGCGGTCCGCTGCTCGCACGCCGCGCAGAGTCCGTGGCCGCCCCTTGGTCCGCCGCAATCGGGACAGATTCGGCTCCCGCGGTCGCGCTCGAGTAGGCGGCGAGCGAGACGGCGGCTCATGGCGACATCACTCGCAGCGGCGCCGGGGGACGCCGACGGCCAAGCCGCCGATCCGGGCCGCCCATGCACACGGCCGTTCCCTTGCCGAGCAGCCGGCTCAGGAGCGGCGAATACCACTCGTCGAGCTCCTCGAGACGCTCCGGGCTGTAGTTCGAGGTGATGATCGTGGCCCGCGGCTCACGGCCGGCGACCAGCTCGAAGAGCAGTTCCCGGAGCCAGGGGCTGTCCGTCTTCGCCTTCCCCAGGTCGTCGATGATCAGCAGCTCGCGGCGGATCAGCCCGTCGAGGTAGTCCTCGGGCGCATCGTGCGGCGAGCGGATCAGCCGCCGTAGCGTGATCGTCATCCGCGTCTCGCGGACGAAGCGCGCCGTCCGGGGCCCCACGTCTCCCGACAGCAGGAGCTCCCGAAGGATCGCGACGGCGAGGTGCGTCTTCCCGTTCCCCGGAGCGATCGCCTCGCCTTCCCGCTCGCTGTACAGGTAGAGCGTGGGGCGCAGCCCTGCCCGGAAATCGGAGACGAACTGCCGAGCTGCAACGAGCGCCAGCTGATCCGGGCGCGGATCGAACGTCTCGAACGAAGCCGATAGGTGCTCGGAGTCGATGTCCAACCCGCAATCGACCAGGAGCTGCTGGATGTTCTGCCTCCGCTCTTCCGCCTGGCTCTCCAGCCGCTCGCGCCGAGCTCGCTCCGCCGCCTCGCGTTCCCGCCGCTCGGCGAGCTCGACGCAGGACGTGCAGGTGCCGAAGCGCACGTTGCCGTCCCGGCCACGGATCCCCTTGACCGGAGCGACCTGACACTCGGGGCAGACACCATCGACGATCTCCGGGAGGGCGTCAGCCGCCACCGCTCCGGACCGTGACCGCGGCGTACTTCCCGGGCCGCCGACGCCCGTTCGCCGGCGCGCCTCCTCGGCCTTTCGCCTGAGATCGTCGATCGTGGGTTCGATCCCCATGGGTTCCTGACTCCTTCGCCATTCGTAGTTCGTGTCGCTCCCGAATCGCCGGGGTGAAGTAGCTCATCGCCGAGATCTGCCGGTTGTGGCCGTCCGGACGGTACCGGAGCGCCACGTCCTCGACGACCTCGAGGATCACCTCGATCGGGATTCCCTCCCGGATCCACTCGAGCACGTCCTGGCGGCCGCTACCCGTGGCAGGGATCGGCTTCAGGCGTTGCTGGTCGAGTGCGGGGTTTCGCGTCATGGCCTGATTGGCCGCGACGATCACGGCCGTGATCTGCGCCTCGAGGTCCCCCGGCATGGCAGCCGGGCCGGGCGCCGGCGCGGCAGTCGGCTCCCCGGCAACCTCTTCACGCGCGGGCGCACACGCGAAAAGTGGTTGGCTGCTTATCTCCCTTCTCCCTTCTCCCTCATCCCTTCTCCCTTGCTTCGACGGGGCTTCGAAGGGGGTTCGAAGGGGGTTCGAAGGGCCTTCGCTCGAGGGGGCCAGCGGCGCGGCCCGGGGAGAGGAATCGGCCTCATCCGACTCGAGCTCGGGGAAGGGGATCGGAAGGTTGTAGTAGGCTGCGAAGTCGTTCACGATGCGCAGCCGTGGCAGGCTGCGGAGGTGACGGCACACCCCCTTCACCGTGTTCTCGCTCGCGAGCGAGAGGGACGGCTCGAATCGCAGCCCGTTGCGGATCCAGATCACGTTGTGCTCGATCCGGATCCACCGGTCGCGCACGAGCTCGTCGAGGGCCGCGCGCACTTCGGCGTCGCCGTACCCTGTGAGCACGGCGAGCTCGGGGACCATCGCCCGGACGACGTTGATCCCCGACGGCCCGAGCGTGAGCTTGAGCATCAACAGCGTGAGCCGTGCCTGGGGCGAGAGCCGGAGGAAATCCGGGTCGTCGGCCATGGCGACGTGGATCGATCGGTACTCCCCGCGCTCTGCCATCGTCAGCAGACCTCCGGCATCCGGACCGTCATGGGCGCTCCGAGATGCGCGTACCGTGGTGCTCGTCGAGGATCCGTTTGGCCTCCTGCAACCGCTGGAAGTCCTCGGTCGACCCGCCGGCGTCCGGGTGCAGGCGCTTCGCCGCCGCCCGGTAGGCGTCCGCGGCCCGGCCCGGGTGGTCGAGGAGCTCCTGCGCGCTGACGTCGCAGAAGCGAGCGACGAAGCGTGCGGCCGCCTCGGCCGTCGTGGTCGTCGAGGCCTCGCCTGCTCCCGGCAGCGCCTTCCACCCCCGGTACTGCTCCCGATGCTTGGTGACTCCGTAGCGGTTGATCGCACGGAGGTGCTCGAGGGTGAGCGCGATCGCGCGGACGTTGTCCTGCCAGTCCGTCCACGTATCGCAGGGATAGGAGAACGCGCCGTCCGGGGTCTCGAAGGAGAGGATCACTCGCGGCGACCTCGTCCGCGCGTTCGCGCGCGGATAGCCGTCGAGCCGGATGTCCTGCTCGCTGACGTCGAGCTGGATCACGACGTTCCGGGCGTGCAGGTGCGCGAGCTCGCGCTTGAGCAGCTCGAGCGTGTCCCCCCAGGAGGCCCGGAATCGAGACGGCCGCCGGTTGCGGGTCTCGGCCTGGGGCCAGCGGTGGATCGGGCGGAAGGTGGCGTTGAGGGTCACCGGCCACCTCCAACGCCGGATTTTTCGCCGGATAGCGGCCGCGTTCGGGCGGCCGAACGACCTCTCCACCCGGGTGACGGAGAGGCTCGGAAGGCCTTGATTTCGTTTAGATTGCCGCGTTCGGTTGGGAAAACTCTGGAACTTCCCAACGAAGTGGGAATTCTGGAACTGAGGCCAGACCGGCGCGGTCCACCGAGTCCCTGACACACGGGCGCCGCAAGGCGCCCAGGACCCGCGCGAAACCCTCGATGATCCCTCCCTCGGCCCCGGCGGCCGG